GTCGTACGTCTCCGCAACCCCCAGCATCTCATTGTACCGATAGTACGGCAGGTTGCGCTGCGGTTCCCCGTGGTGCCACACCGGGCTGTGTCCATCAAAAAAACTCATCGGCCTGTTGATGATCGTGTCGCAGTCCAGCGTCAGGTACCACGGGTGCCGGGTGACTGTTTGTGTCACTTTGAGCAGTTGCTGATAGATCCATGTAGGCCGATACCCGCACTGGTCCAAATCGGCTGGCAATATGTCAGTGTCAAGTACGTTGCGATCATTCCTCAGATCAATGGGCTGCGGCGAGCACACGACGATATCGTCTGCATCCGGTAGGTGGCGCCTGACTGACTCTATGACATATTTGAGCTTTGGCTGATCCTTTGGGTGCGCCGGGATAAAGACGCTGTATTTACTCACACCAAAACCTCCCCTGCGATGGCTCGAACGTGTCTGCCAGATCGATGTGCCTGTCAGCATTCAGCCACCGGCGGAACGAATAAACTCGACGGCATGACCCCATGGCACGACCCAAATACGCTGCCCACCACGCAAATGAGCTGTTTGATATTATCAGGTTCTCGTACGTCATCAGCCGGCGAAAATCATGCTTGGCATCCCCGGACACATCAACAATGTCCGCGCTTACCATCCCGCGCAATTCTTTCACCCACCTCTGATCGATTTCGTTGCCAATCATTTCGACCTGCGAAAACCCGGTCCGGTTAATAATGTCGGCGTACCACTGCGGATGTATAATGCTGCCGCCTTCGCCGACCTGAGCGTAGTCCTCGTGGCGCACCGCAATACCCAAAATGCTGGCCACTGGCTCAGGCTGCGGAACCCGTACGTATTTGAGGATCCGCGACTCCTCTGCAAGGTAGTACCGCGCATGCTGCCAATAGCCGGTCAGAACAACTGGTCGCCGCCCGTGATGTTGCCGGTGATACATGATAGGGCGATAACCGTCGCGGCCCTCATCGATTTTTATGGGACGCCCAGAGTATTCGGCCCCAGCCCGATTGCCAATGGATTCGATCATGTTACGGTGTACCCAGGGCGTGGTCAGCGCCACCCCCTGGTACTCCGAAAACAATCTCCCATAGATGTACTGGAACAGATTGTTGCCAAAACGGCCTCCATAAACGAATGAAACCGTCATTTTTTGGCAATCCCCTGACGCAGGAAAATCATTCCCAGCCCACCGAGGATTGTCTGCATACCTGCTTCAGTGTCGCCGCCGACAATAAGTGTGACGCCGAACCCGACCGCTCCGAGACCGGTCCAGAATGTTTTTGATTTCCACATTTTTTACTCCTTTGGTGAAAGTTAAACTTGTGCCGTTATGTTAATATATTACATTTTAATGTTATGCATTCGCTCGATAACATAAATTCGGAATTTCCGAATTTATGGCAACGATTGACACTATCCGAAGTTTTAATTTTTGATAGTGTCTGTTGTACGCTGTAACCGCAAAGCACATAGTAGCGTATGTTTTTCCCAAAGTTCATAGGCTTGATTCTCAATTTTATTTTTATTACCTGTAACATACAGTCAGAGTTTGTGAAAATTGCGTAATTCTCGCAATGTCTCTTCTAACCTATTGCATCTGCCAACGAGAGCGTCGAATTCGTTTGCATCTACCCAATTTTTGTTCTGATAAAACAACATATAATATTTTTTTCGGTATGTACGCTGTGCTAACTCAGTCCCACTTGTAATTACGGTGTCTTTATGATCGCATTGCGTGCTACCGCTGTTGTTTGTCTGTGGCTTGGCGCTCTCCTTGTATTGGGGCCACCGCACGACCCATTGATACCAACCAACCATAATTCGCAAACCATAGCTGTGAGCAATAAAGCCAATCTGGAACCACCGATACCCTACCGACAACGATGCATAGTTTTGCTCACCACAACAATACTTAGATTTTGTTACTGCCATTGTGCCCCCTATAATATGACCGCCAAGCCATTGCGCATAACGTTTGAGCAATGGTGAAGTACGATTAGCATTTGCCGTAGGCCGAAGCACCATTGCTTTGTTGTGTGCCGTTGTAAATCGCCTTCCGCATTATTCCTGCGCGGCGATCTTCTGATTTACATTCTGAGCTCTGACCAAAAACACTCCGTCATACATACCAACGGCTCCGGGAAAATTTCGTAAATCTTCGCTTAGGGCATGACAGGGAACCCAAGCTTTCTCATCAAACTCAAGTCCGTCTGGATTTGCTATCGCTTTATAGCCTTCACTTGTAAGCAAGAACGTTGGATTCTGCACACCAAAACCACGGAGGACTCTCCCGTAGTCAGCGATCACTTTCATCATTTTTGTTTCTGTTTTCATTCGCATTTTGTTTTTCTCCTCGCCGCGCCTATAATAAGCTGGGCCTGTTGGCTGTTGCAAGTTTGCGACTTCCATCCATCCATAATGTTTGCGGGCGTTTCCTCGATCCATCCACAACCGCCACTATCCGGCAAACAAACCCACGGGCCACACCGCTGCATACCAACACCATTATCAACAAAATCAGCTTCGCACTTGGTACCACACTTTGGACACTGCATATTGTTCCTTTCTTGCGCCCGCCTATAATTTCCAAAAGGCGAGCAATTTCCACCAACGTAACGGTTTGCAAAATGTATGCTGTGCTCACTGCGGCACCTCCATGCCACAATCTTTGCAGACGTGATACGGCCCATCCGATAGGTCTTGGTGTCGGTGTAAGCATGGCATACTTTTGCTGTTGTGTGCTGTTTGGTTTTGCTCCGCGTTTTCCTGCTCGGCCTCTGCTTCACACTGCGCGGCATACGCTTCTTGTTCCGCTTGAGCTTCTGCGTCCATTGCAGCAACATATTTTTCTTCCACCAGTTTAATACCACGAGTAGCACAGAACTCTACCAAGGCAAGATAATCTTGCCCTTTATCTGAACCGATTACTATAACCTGCACAAAACCTCCAAAGAGAAAATTATTTACACCAACGTACACATCACGAACCTAATATCCCCACATGACAACCGCATCAGATTGACGATTGTCGAGGTGGACAAACCGGTTGTCCTTGTACCCGATCCCGCGGAACCCGACCTCGATCGCGCACCTGATAAGGTTGCCCTCATGTTGGGGGTGAGACTGTGGATGCACGCAAACGACGTCAAAGCCGCAGACGTCGCCCCTGCACAGATGCTTGCTGTCCGGTGCACCGCCAACGGATGTGTTGTGGTCTGGGCATCGTGCTGCACTGGTCACGATCAGAGGCACATCCATGATCAGCCGCACCGTGTACAGCATCTCGACGGCTCTCTCCGGCGGCATCAGGCCGCACCCGCATTTGCATTCGAGTTCACTGTTTTTGAAATACTCTTTGACTAACATTTTATCCCTCGGTTGTTTGCCGGTCTGCCCCCGGAAGGCGCAACCGCGGAGCCATGGCCCTTATGTGCATCTCCTCGGATTTTTGGCGATCGCTCCTGATTACGTGCTCGCTGTATCCGTTAGGGCAATATACGTATATTGGATCCGGAATGTGCCACACTCGATCAAACCCGGCCAGCTCAACGATTTGGTACATCAGCGCCATATCTCCGGCGGCCTCTATCCAGTCGCGCCCACAATGCATGTAGCTGTCCTGATTGATATGCGGCCATAGTGACGCCCTGAATGTTTTAAGGTGGCTTGTTGTCCAGTTTTGCCGTCGCACTGGGGTATCTGATGCCAGCGGACCATTGTATCGGCCATACCTGCCATCCTCAGACTCGTACGACCCGTATGTCGCCATGATCTCGGGATGCTGAAGGTAAGTTTCCCTGACCACCCACAGAGCATGGTCGTGTAGGTAGTCATCCATGTCCACTATAACGACGATCTCATCGTCTGATGCCCCCTGCATGACCTCGCACACATTGCGCAGCAGCCCGCGGTAACCGGTCACGAAATCGCAGGTGCGATTGCGCCGGGCATCCAGCTTTGACTCATCAGCGCAGTCGATGTTAACATAATGGTGAAATTTGTTGTACGTCTGTCGACTCACGCTGTCGCAGCATCGAGCCATTTTGGCCCGGTCGTGCCGCCCTGCAGAAATTACTCGAAAATGCACTATGACCTCCCGTGTCCTGTCGATAATATAATGCAACTCCCGCTATTTGCAAACCTGTTGCGCCAAATCCCTGCACCATGTCGCCACCAGCTCGATCGGGGCCCGCACGCGGGGGTCTATAATCTCGTTGATACACCGGCGGCACTCCTCGGTATCAACGAGGTCAGCCCACATCTTGGCGTCATCCGGTGTTATCCGCCACTGCAGAGCATCATCGATATACTCGCGGCCCATTATCCGCGTATTGCGCACCACGCCGACATGTATCCCGAAATGGCGTTGGATTAGAGGCTCTTTGGGAGGTATCCCGATAGGCTCGCATATGCGATACAACGCCAGCTCGTCATCAACCGGTCCACGCCCCCACCGGCGGTGGTTAATCATGTCCGCATACTCTGCCCGCTTATCGGCTGTACGGTCATACCACTCCTGCGTCGCCATGTGCAACCCGGTGAGCCGGACATTTCCCAATGCCTCCCGCCGCCGAGGCGAGTTCGAAAAGCACAGGCCAGTCTGTGCCATGCGTCCCTCATGATACTCCCACAGCGGTCCCGGCAGAAAAAACAGATCAACATCAGTGATATAAACTCGATGATGATCACCAGGGCGACGCAGGAACCGCTCAACCGCCGCATGGTATTTGACTTTTGGGGCAATCTTATCAACTCGCACCTCCGCATCTGGGTGTGACATCTCCGCGCAATACCGGAACAATGGCTCGTACTGCTCGTAATTGCCAGACACCACTGTGTAAATTAATTTTTCTTTTTTCGTTTTTAACTCTGTGTTTATGTCTTTCAACGATCTCATATCCTTAAGCCCTTCCGCAGCCACACAAGGTCGCCCTTGATCTTTTTAAATCCCATCCTTTCCATAAGCGACCGGCCAGCATCTGTCGAGTCGCTGTACGATGTCCTGACCCGTCCTACTCGCTGCTCTGACAGCAGTGCGTCTATCATCGATGCAGCAATGCCTCTGCGCCTGCGGTCCTCGTCGACGTGGATGTCACGGATCATCACATCCAAATACGGCACGCCCGGCTTTACCTCGCTGGGCACCTTATACCACTTAACCTCGCCCTTCACTATCTCCCACAGCAACGGAGCCATGTGCACCTCCATCCACCCGACGTGAGGCTTATCCGGATGCGGGTAATACGTGTAGTACATCCGCGTGACTTGCTCAGGCTTGGATAAGCGTATCACTCCGTCTGACTTTGGTATATCAGCTTTCACATGTGCCTCCGTTTTTTGCGGCGCTTGCTGGCACGCTGTATTGCCTGTTCGATCATGGCCGCCATTAATGGTGATGCCAAATCGACAGGCGGTGGGGTATGCCTTTTAAATCTCCGTATCAACCAGTCCCGCATTAGCTGCAGTGATACCAGTATTTTTTCCAGTTTTTTCACTCCGTAGCCTTTCTCTCAATTTTGTTTTTTCCGGGCTGTAAGGCTTTACCGCCTCTGGCCCGAACAGCTCCTGCATGTCCTGCAATTGTGTGACAACGTGACATAGGCCAATCGCCAGAGGATACCCCGGCACCGGTTTGCGGTTTTGGATATACCACTCCCGGAGCTGTCGATCGTGCTCCTCGCAGCTATAGTGTACTTTTATCCTTTTTTCGGCGAATAGCTTTTGCGTCAGCATTACCCCGCCTGCGTCGTTGTGCTTGGGGTTGCGCTTTGGCCGCACACCGGTCTTGCGCATCTGCCTGACCATATCCTGCATGCCCGAAAACAGTGTATGGTTGCCGATGATCATCCCAACGTACGGGCTGCTCTGCTGTGGCGATAACGACACCTGGGCGTGCGTCCTGATAGTGTGGGCCAGCTCATGCGGAGTCGGGGTCGGGTGCACTGACTCGGCGTATATCCTCAACTCACGGCGCCGTTTGCTCCAGTAATAATGCCCGCAATGGAGACTGTTGTCCGGCTCCCGTATAATCGTCACGAATACCATCACGTTTGCCGGCTTTACCCGGTCCCACGCGATGTCCGCACCGTACCGCATGTCGACATCCGTCGAGATGTACGTCGGCCATACACGCTCGACTTCGGTTTTGCTCGTAAATGCCAGCACCAGCGAGTCCGCCCTGTCCGGCGACTGACCGTACTCTTTTTTGTAATCACTCTTTGGCAATATCCGGTCGCGACCCTTGCTGTCCACGCCAAATTTGCGGCTGGACAACTCCTCAGCCAGATAATCACTGTCCTCGTCATTTGGTAGCTGGATATACGGCATGGCATCTCTCAGCTCTGCCCACATCGTGGTTATGTTGTCGTGGTAGTCCTCAGTCCCCGCAGCACCGAACGTGACCGGCACCACCCGGATATTGTCGTCACGGTTGCGCTGCAGGGCGTCCACAACACCTGCGCCGTATCCCCCGGTCGCATCTATTTTGATGTCTACCCGGTGACGCGACATGGTCCTCAGACGGTATTTGCGCAGCTCTTGCTTTATAAGCTCTACCGTCTGATCGGTATCTGACCGATCGAGGTGCGCCTGTGGGTACACATGATTGCCGATACGCGTAGTTACTACAGTCAGATCGTCTCCAAACCGGGCACAGTCAACTCCCATTTCTAACCGCCCGCTCTCTTCAACCTCTCGGTGACGTGCCGCCTCGACTGCGGCGAGCGATATAAAAGCATCGGGGTTGCCCTTGGGAGCCATCCCGAGCACGCGCACACGATAAATGTCGCTCGATTTGCCGTATCTGCGAGCGATGCGATAGCAGTACTCCTTTTTGACCAGCGGGCTCGTCTCCGAGCTAAATCTCAGATTTTTCCAAAACTCCTTGTCGCGGTTGAACGTGTCATGCACGTAACCGATGATCGTCGTGTGCTGACCGGCTATCAGGATCCGGTTGTCCTCCTCGGTCAGCGACCCCTCGATCGTCTCCCACACCAGCGGATCGGTGATCCCAAACGCCTCGTCGACTATCCACAGTAGGTGCGTGGCGTGAAAACCCTGAACATTGTCCGGCTTTTTTGGCGATCGCGCCCGGATATGGTTGCTGGTTTTTTGTCCTTTGACATATATCTCATCAGCCCCTGTGTGATACATCGATGCCAGCCGACTCATCGGGATCCACCGCTTAAACTCCGGCCACAAGATATCGTACAGTTGATGGTACGTCGGCGCCAAGCACGGCACCTTGACCAGATGCCCCAGCGTATTGCGGCGTGTCGTCGTATACCACATACCGATCCATGCTTTCGCAGTAGACTTACCACTGCCGTGACCGCTCTCACACGACACGCGGTTGTACTGCGCGATCGCATTCGCCATCGATTTCTGGTCTGCAGTCATCTCCAAGCCATGGATGTATTTACGCGCAGGCCAGATGATCTGGTCACTGATAAACTCCACCGGGCGGTCATGGTAGTAGCAAAGCGCGTCAGCGTCCAGCAGGGCCATTATCGTTCATCTTCAGTTTTTTGATCGTTTCGGATTTGTACTAAACCGGAATATCCCGGCACTTTTAGTAGCTGATTCCGACTATTTATTATTTTTGATCGTTTTTTATGCGTTCCTGAGCCTGCCCGGCAGCGTTTTGATGGCCAGCTCTGGCTTTTCGACCGTATTTGAGAGCTTATTCATTTCCCACATCATCGAATAGGCACGCCTGCAGGCTATCTGCAGTGGTTTTGCCGTCGCTGACTGGCATGCCGCCGTTCAGCATCGTCGTAAACCGGTGTGACTGGTATTTGGGCTCGCGAAGCTGCACCTCGTAGCTGACATTACCAGCATCCCGCGCCTGTGGGTCAGGGGGATATACTGTGATTTTTGCGGTCAGCTCTACTTTTTGGTCCTGCTCGCTGGCGATTCGGTGTGCACGCAAAAAGTCTACCTGCATCCTGGCGTCAAAATGTCCACGCCCGATCTCTGTGTATCGCAGCGGCTGCATATCCTCTACACTCATCCTGCCTCCTGTTTACGGTAAATTCCAAGCATTTTACGCCGTTTTTCGTATGCGGCGTTGCACTCAGCGTCCTGGTCTGCATCGGCGTCCTGCTGCTGATCCATAAGGCCGCATAAATCGATGTATTTCTGGATAGCCGCCAGTGAGTACTGGGGCCGATTGTCCTCGATGTGAGATTTGATTTTACTCAGCACATTTTCCCGCGTCAGGCCGATACGGGCGAACTGGCTCTCCATCGTCTGGGAGACGACTTTATCCAGCAGTTCGGCGCCAGCGATGCCTTTGCGCCAGTTACCTTTCTGGCTGTGCAGCTTTATCGCATTTATCGTCGGCGCCTTAAGACCAGACTTTTCTAAGACTTTTCGTATGCCGTAATACGTGTAACGCCCTGATTCGTACAGAGTTCGGATGATCTGCCACTGATCTGTGGTGTAATGCATTGATACCTCCTGGTCGTCGATGACCTATCACTGTCAATATATATCACTGTGGCGGACGTGTCATAGGGTCGTACCATCCACACCCGTCGCATACCAGTGTCTCTCCCCGGTCCTGCCCGCAGTTACAGCATATGCCGCGCTCAAATGGCTTAATCTTGCACGATACGGCGTTTATGTCCACTTGGTATACGTGTATATCTGGCTTCGGGGCTGCCCCACGGCGCATCATCGGTAGTAACAATCCCCAGTGTCTATACCCGTACATGCTGGGCACCCACAGTTTGCCCGGCGTTGGCACTCCCGCTCCATTGGAGATTGACAAGTAACCCCCACGGCAATCGCGATATCGCGCCCGGCCACATGCACCGACATGCCGGATATCTGATCCCCAGACATCCGGGTCGACACCCTGTCGATATCCAGATACTCGTACTGGCCACCACGACTATACGCTCCCATCAATCCCCCCCCGCGCTGGCACGTTGTCGATATAACGCTGACTCACATGCCAATATCATCGTATCGATGCCTGCATGTAGATCGGGAAGCTCGTCCCGCGCCGGCCCGGTTACCCGGGGAGCCAACTCGTTAACCGCCTCCCGCAGCAGTTTACCAGTTTGCATCAGCGCGGTCAAGCACTGAGATACATCTGCCGTGCGATAATAAGACAGAGCGTCGCCCTCAGCGGTCGTGGTGTTGATTTTTGGCATACTGGATCCTCGGCTAATGGTTACATCCAAACATGTGGTCAACGGATTCCACCGGCGGTACACCTGATCACAACCAGTGCATACCCAGTCGCCATCACGCATCTGGGCAATTGTGTGCCTGATTATTCCGTCAGCGCCGGTGCATGTCATCTGCACACCCGGCGCTGGCAGTGCGGGCACCTCTCATACTCTCGGCTGGTCATATGCCCACACGAGGTGACATAATAACCGCCGCGGTCATCATGAGCACACCGATACCCATGAGATAACAAAGCGAAGGCGGTCGATATTCCGGCCGCCAGCGCCACCACCAAAACGATAGCCCAAATCAAAACGGTAACGTATCGCCGTACTGATCACCCGGCGCCTGCTGAGGTGCATGTTGAGGCGGTGCATACTGGGGCGCCTGCTGCTGAGGTGCCTGCTGCTGGGGCGGGACATACTGCTGCTGGGCCTGCTGCGGCGGTGCCTGATTGTACTGCGGGCCATTGTCGTGCTGACGAGCGTGACCATACTGCTGGTCACCACCCTGCGGGCCCGCCGGGTCGACAAAAATATCTGCGATTACGATGTCAGTAGTTTTGACTGTCTGCCCGGCACGATTGGTGTACTCGCCCTGAGACAGGGAGCCGTGCACCGACACCTTTTGACCCTTGCGCAGCGCCTGTACGCGCTCCACCACGTACGGCTTCCATGCGACGCAGTTCATGTAGACTGTCTTCTCCTGCATGTTACCTTGACGGTCTTTGTACCGGCTGTTGTTGGCAACGGATATTTTGAGCCCGCTGCCAACCGGCTGTGGGTCGCCGGTTAAATATCCGTCAAAAAACAAGGTGTTGCCATACATTTTGGCCTCCTCAGTGATATATGTGGTGCACGGCCTGTATACCGTACAATAGTGCCATGATTATTATTGACAGTGTCACCGCGATAGCGATCGATCTACTCGGCACGACGACGGCCCCTGATGACTTTCGCATTTTCCGGTATATCCCACCGCATGATCATCCGGTCTTGGTCTATGATGCGCCGTGCGTCTGGGATGCGCCCGCGTTTGAGCTGACTATACACCCACTGTCTGGTACACCCCTGCGACGATGCATATTCCTCGACTCTCATAATGATAATATAACATATAATGTTGTCACATGCAACACATAATTCGTAAGGGGTAGCATTACCACCATTTATTTTTCCCGTTTTGCACGAAATGGTTTGCGCCGACGCGGAACGTGTGGGCAATATCGTGCAGGTAGTATTTGTCCAATTTGCACAACATTCCCCCCAGCGTTATTAGCTCAGTATGCACTGCCTCACCATAGGCCCGGATTATATGCTGCGCGTGCAGAGTCTCTTCTCCCTTGCCGTAGTCATTGCAGCGTGGGCACTGGGCGTGCGCATTTTGGTGGTGATACCTGACAGCCAATTTGTTGCGCTTTTGCCAATGCCCGCACTGCATCTGGGCGTGGCGCTTTATCGCCCCGCAGGTAACGCATCTGGCGCAATCGCTGCCAACCGAGTCCCTCAGTCGAATATACCGAGAAAACCACCGGTCTGCATTGTCGATGAGTGTTTTGTGGCTTTGGGCTTTACTGATTTTCCTTGGGTTTTCGATGATCTCGATCGCCCCGATTCGGATTGGATTCCGCATAGCTTCGACTCCCTCTGATCCCAGATCGGCTCAAAATGTATCTGCCGGCGGTCCAGCGCACTGAGGCATTCGGCGATGGATTTACCGTGCAATATGTTTTCTATTTTGTCTACCGTGCACCGGTCGCATAACTGCTTATCTATGTCAAAAGATATTTCAAATTTACCGTACACCTCTGAGTCACACTCAAATGCTATCCTCACCGTTTTCTCCGTTTCACTTTTTTGTCTTTAACGTCGGTTATGTCTTCCAACTCATCGTACATTTGGTCTGTCACCGTTATGTCGCTGACGCATGGGATAATGATCTGCCCGCCAGTTTTTCGCCGGTAAACGCGGTAGTATTTTAATTTTTTCAAAACCCCGCGTCCTCGATCTCGTTGTACACGCCACCCTCTGCACTCCACCGGAACTGGACGTTGCCACGTTTGCCAAACCAGCGAAATTTTATTTTTTGGACATGTGCGATCGTTTTTTCCGCGTCGAAGTCTCGGTATATTGATATCCCAACATCAGCTTTGTTATACCAATGGGCAGACGACGATATGTCGTATAGTGACGGGATCGGATATTTTCGTGCCCGAGGATCTCGACGCATTTTCATGGGGTGCGCGACGACGATAACGCATTTATTTCTTTTCCGGGCGAACCGGCGCAGCCTGCTGAGGCACTGACCGATATATTCGGTCTCGCTCAGTCTGTCCGGATTATAAACCTCCACCTCGTTCCACGGGTCCACCAAGAGGCCATCGGCATCACCCACTGCGTCAAATATCGAGTCCAGTGTAATGCCATTCGAATCGTCGTCAGGCTCACCCAAAAAACTGAAATGGTCAGCAGACCAGTGTATCGATCGCTCGATTAGGTCCGGTTTATTATACAGGCTCTCACGCCAGTATTTCTCCGCGAGCAGATGCTGGTGGACCTCAAAAGGATAATTCTCGGGGCTGTATACATCCCACCTCCAGCCATGTTTTTTTGATAAAAGGACCATTATCTCGTCCACAAACGTGGATTTTCCGTGGCTCGGGATCCCGGTGACGATGTGCAAATATCCTTTTGCCCACCTGACATGCTCATCGAGCTGCTCATGCAGGCCGGTACGGCAACCGCGTTTGCGCGGCATCCGGTAGTACTGCCTGACGCCGTCGGCGATATCGATGGCCGTCGCGACCCTGACCGGTCCAGTCTTTTTCGGCGATGGCTTTGGATCCGGCTTTACCCCATAGCCACGATCGGATAACGCCATCGCCGCGGCCCGGAAATCGCCGTTGTGCTCCAAAATGGCATACACCGCAGCCGGACTGTAGGACCGGTCGCAGTCGAATTCGGTCGAGCTTGTAAAGACATAAAATCGTCCCGGGATTGCTCCAAATGTCGCTGATATACCGGCTCGCTTGTCAGGCCTCCTCAGAGCCGTTATACCGCCTCGTCGCACTATACCCCACCCGTGGGACTCCAGCAACGAGATCGTGGATTCTGCGGCTTCGCTCGCAGCGTTGTAGGCATTCAGGGGGCTTTTATCGTCGTGGTCGCCCAGATGGTGCTGGATCTCGGGCCTCTCGTAGCAATTATAGCTGCGTGCGGTCTCAAGCATCGCGTCGACAGTCTCTGCCGGGAGCGGTCGCAGTGTCCTGATATCGCCGTAGGTCGCCTCGTACCCATCAGACGGTGCCACCAAAAAATATCCGCCCTCGCCACGGGTCTCGATCAACACCGTGTGCTTGTCGCGTTTGGCCAGCACCTCGTTGCGGACCGATCGATACCCCGCCGGCAAGCGAAAAACAACATGCGCACCACCAGACTGGGTCCGTTGCATGTAACACCCGGTCAGATCCACCCCGCATGAGTGTGACCAGTCCCGGTAACATTCACCCTGTTGGTCGAAATCGATGCACACCAGCCGCCCTGATACCTCGCCGCCGACGACCGCGATCGGATAGGACCATGCGCTGTACTCGTGCCTGGCGGGGATCCTGGACTGGTATCGCTGCCAATCCACCGTCGGCCGCTTTGTGTGTGCCGCAACCGGGATCACTGACAGGCCCGATTTTATCAGCGTCGATATATCCATCAGTCCCCCACCGATTGTTTGCCGCGGTGCCACGCCCGGAAATCCTCGTGCTCCCGAAAAACCCGCATAAAATGCGCGATCGCGGGGAAAGGACATTGCGCTGTCGGCGAAAAAGTCGTTATGACCTCATCGCACAGAGCCCGTAGCAACGGGTCGTAGACGATCTCACGCATAAAAATCTCGAGATATATCTCCGCCTGCTCCGGCGACAGGCCCGCCCTGTACAGCGTCGCCATACGCCTGATCTGGTGAGCCAAACTCTCCCGGGTGATTTTTTCCATTTCTGCCCTCCATGAATTTGTTTAACGAGTCATCTATCTCAGATTCGGAATATCCGTTTGCCTGCCACTCTGACCGGTCATCCTCCCACCGGCCAGCGTTAAACCATGTCGCCGGGTGCGGGATAAATTTCCGGTCACTGCCAGCGACGGACCGCGAGTACTCCTCGACCGCGGCAAGCAAGGAATCGTAATCGATTTTCAGGAGTGATTTTTTTATCGCCCTCATTGCGGAGGTCTTTCCGATTTTCCTGGGGTATGCCTGATAAATCGATTCAATTTTTTTATCGTCCCCATGGGGACTATAGGGGTTTTTATTCTTTCCTTTTCTTTCCTTTACTTTAGGGGCTTTTCTGCGATTAACCACAGATGTTCCATCAGTTGTTCGGTTGTTATTCGGCGAATAACTCGATTCCGACCTAACACGGGCGTTTTTCCTGTCCCGAGACACCGCATCAATCCGTTTTTTTATCCCGTCCGATGTTACGATTTGCGATGTTTCCCACGCATTTTTATCGAATAAATCAACATCAACTGCAGTATCAATGATTGCTTTTAGATCATCAAATTTTTTGTTCGTTCGTTTCTCGATAGTTTTTCGCCGAAGAATTGTCGAGAAATCAATCTCGCCTGAATCAGTTTTGTAGCACTCGCGCACAATCGTCAGACAAGCCCAACATCCATCGCCCCCATGCATCAGCTCAATTGCCTCCCATTTGTAATCGAGGTTGACATCTAAGGGCAAATAGTCCAGCCCAGATTTTCTCGGCCGCGCCATGGTTACCCTACCCGATAGAGTCGTATTTCGCCATCAACTGTACGGCGCCGGAACTCTTGCCCGCGGCGTCGCATTAAGTTAAACACACATGACGCCTCGATGTCGCTTTTGCAGACATGGTACTCCCCGATCTCGATGTCTGGTGTCGGGTGCACCGGTTTGCGTCGCACGATAATAGGCAATTTTACCACAAAAAACTCCTTGTAGAGGTTAAAGGATAAAGAAAATATAATAAACATAAATAGATAGCGCAAATAAAATAACTATAATCACGAAATGAGCCTATAATGCACGGCTGTGGATGTCACAGGGGGGTTAATCGGAACCAATGGCGTAAATCAAAACGACATGCAGTGCACCGCCAAAAATGGCCAGTGGGGCAATATCTGGGAGGAAAAACATTAACGCCCCATACCCAGCAGCCATGGCGGCTGCAAAAATGGTCTTGGCTACCACTCGAGGCATATACGATCCAGATATACGATCAGCATGACCACAGCCATGGCTATCGATACCACCGGCTCCGGGCAAACTATACATATCAGCAGTGCGATGTCCAGCTCCATGGCGATAATATAATAGTAACCCAGACCGCCGTCTTAAAAAAAAGTTTAAAAAAGTTTAACTTAGGGGTTGACATAATGTTTGACAAAGGTTATATTATTACCATGACACACACAAACCGGGAGGTACCGATGCGTTACACCGAAGCAGACACCAAAGTAAAAAAACTGCCCACACGCGAGATTGTGAGACTTGCCGGAAAATCGCGTAGATATATCGGCGAACCTCACGGCCAACCGGGCGGCATCGATGTCGATTACTGCATCGCGCATGCTGCTGTATGCCATCTGGTGCACCATCATCCGCGCTATACACCGTCGCACCGGCTGGCCGATGATAAACTGGCAGCCCGGAAGCCGGGAAGGATTGCAAACCGTAATCCGCTTTTTGCCGTACCTCAATAATCGCAAAAACACCTACCATTATTTACCCAAGGAGGCCATCAATGGCTAAGTTAACCAAATCTCATCATGATGTAAGCGACTGCCAGACAATTGCAGACGTACTGGACTACGTCGGCGGCAATTTTATTGCTGAGGAGGTGCCGTTGATAACCGCGAATGGTATTGACGTTCCGCGCCACAAGGCGGTCATCCGCCCGGACAACGGCACTGTGCTGGGCGTCGTCGGCAACCGGTACGTTACAATCCAAAACAGCACAGCGTTTTCTTTGTTGGACACGATCGTACAATCCTACAACGGGCGGTATACCCACGCATGGGATGTCGGCGGTGGACAGCAAACTATCATCCAAGCGGAGACCGACGAGTCTGTCGATATCGGTGGTGGGGACATCGTTCAGGGCAACATCACGGCGATCAATTCTCACGACGGATCCAGCAGTTTGAGGATCTGGTTCACCCCGGTACGGCTGGTGTGTCTCAACGCCCTGGCGGCATCGTTGCGCCGTAAAACCCATCAGTTCGCGATCCGCCATTCGGCGACCGCAGAGTCCCGCGCAGCAGAGGCGGCGAAGATTATCTGCCAACAATCAGAGTATCTGGAGATTTTTCGCGATAAGGCCCGTGCGCTTAAAAACAAAGCAATCGATGCCGGGATCGTCGAAAAATTCCTGAGCGAGGTAATAGGCGACCCTGCAAGAGGCGTCGACTCAGACGGCACTCCGAAAGAGTCTGCCCGCATCCGCAACCAACATGATGCAATCACCGATCTGATCAAAAATGGAAAAGGGAACAGCGGCGAATCGCTCTGGGACGCCTACAACGGAGTGACCGAGTATATCGACCACCACAAAGGATCTGACGCCGGGGACCGTGGGGTGAGCGCAATAATCGGCAACGGCAACGCGATCAAAAAACGCGCGTGGAATGTGGCCCAGTCGCTGGCCACTGCGTGACGTTTGACAACTTGTATGACACAGTGTATATTTACTGTGTCATACATTTTAACCATCAGGAGGCATTATGTCACGCAGTGACAACAAAATGGTACGGCTCACCCCGGAGGCACATCAGCGCCTGACCGATCTGGTCAAAAAAGTAAACGCGTACAGGGGTGCTGGTGCCGTCAGATTGCGCCACCAGCATGTCGTATCACGAGCAATTGACGTTCTGGACAAATACATCTGCCCCGAGTGCGGTGGGGTGTGCCCTGCAAAAGCATGCCCATGCTCGTCGGATTTTTGAACATAATTATTTTGAGAGGTGATAAAAGTGAAATACACAAACTTTTTCGGGTTGCCGCGGAGCATCACCGAGGCCCTGACGTATGACTCTTATGACCTGACAAATGCGCCGGCAAATGTGCTGTCAGTGACAACCATCATCGGTCCGCCGAAATACGAAACCCTCAAATCGCGGCATCGTGACGAGGTTGTGGAGGACGCATCGGACCGGGTGTGGACCCTGCTCGGTAACAACGTACACCACATCCTGCAGTCGCGTACCAATGGGGAGTACCTGTCCGAGGAGCGGTGGTATCTGGACCTCAAAAGTTTTGATGTCTACACACTGCCGTATAAGGCAAAACTCACCGACACCGACTGGTACAAAAAAAATTTGTGGTATCTAAGCGGCAAATTTGACTCGTACGACGGCGAGTCACTGGCGGTCGAGGACTACAAGGTCACGTCGGTATACGCCCTCAAGGGGGCGCAGCGGGGAGAAAAACCTGAGTGGGGACGGCAGCTCAACATTTATGCATATGTGCTCAATCTTCTCAAGTTTGAGGTCAAGGCAATCAGAAACATTCTGATCTTGCGCGACTGGAGCCAGTCTAAATCGAAGACCGAGTCAGACTACCCACAGTGCCAGGTAGGCATTGTCGAGCACCCGCTGGAGTCACCCGGTGATGTTAAAACCTACATCCTCGAACGTGCCCGCCTGCACTATCAGTCACGCCTGACCGACGACGACGATATCCCGGAATGCACTCCGGCGGAACGCTGGAAACGGGAATCTGTCTATGCCATCCATGCCAAGGGAAAGAAGCGGGCGATCAAACTGCACAGCTCTAAAGCCGATGCGGAGGCGGATTTGGCTGCCAGACAGGCCACCACAAAGGATAAACTGTACATCGGTTTTCGAGGGGGGGCCGAGACACGATGCTCCGACTACTGTAATTTCAAACAATTCTGCCATTTCGGGAGGGAACTATGATTTTTGGCAAAGACTACGGATACAACGTCAAGGACACCATAACGGCGCTCAAGGACAACACCCTGCTCATCGTCACCGTAGAGGTGTGGGCCCCAGAGATACGATACACAACGGCTCTCAGTGTCCCGCTGGTGCACCGCGACGAGACCGGTGCGATCAAATACAACCGTGATGCTCTGCCGCAGGCCCTGTCGGATGAGATTCAGGGAGCACTGAGCAAATCCAACCAACCAGATAAACCAGGGGATGACGAAAAGCGAGACGATCAGCCTGCTGCTGAGGAGTCTGCAGGCGATGGTGACCCGAACGTTGACCTCCTCAGACAATCGATGGTAAAACGTTTCGGGGACAACGCAGAAGCAGGTAGAGATTTTATTAAAAAAGCGACGGCATTTGGAAAATTCCAGGGTAAAAGCGGCATCGCCCAGCTCAAACCGGCTGAGGTACGCAAAGTACTCAAAAAACTCGAGGTTGACCCGGTATGAGGATGCTGATCGATGGCAACGATGGTAAAACCGAAGCACTCGCGGCAATCCGTGCACTCGATGGCAAGTACATTGTCGAAATAAAGCGACACCGAAAAACACGGTCCACGGACCAGAATAATCTGTACTGGGGACGACTGAGGTGCCTGTCTGACTACACCGGGTACACAGCCGAAGAGCTACACGATCTTTTTAGGCACGAGTTTCTCGGCGAGGACCGTAAAATGGTACTCGATAAGCCGCTGTACACGATCAAAAGCACTACCACACTTGATACTAAAGAGTTCACGGCATACATTGACAAAATCAAACTCTACTCGGCCGAAGAGATTGGTGTCTATCTACCCGACCCAGGTGAGCCTGACTATGACAATTTTGGTGCTCAGTACATGTGATAGTTTATTTCGTGATGCGTACGTTGTAGTCAATTAACCTAAAACATTGTAGGAGCGCAAAAATGTATAAATGTAATGAATGCGGTGGGTTTCTTGAGGAGTTGGGTGATATGGCGGTGTCAGACGGTGGGTGCGTTTGCGCTCAGAAAAAAGCTGAGGAATCGGCTAACAGCCTACAACTGCTAAAGACTGAAATTGCTCTTACTGTTAGCTCTATCGCAAGGGACACTTCTATTCCAGCGGTTGATCGGCTTGATAAAATTGTGATGTTTGTATACGAGCAACTATCATCCGTTTAGCGGGACGTTAGGTGAAATATGAAAAACTATGGAATTATAGGCGCGGATAAGACGGCGCGTCCTGTGCCGAAAATGCACAGAGCGTGGGCCATGCCTAACAGCCTCACGTTCAGTATCAAGCCTATCCGAGAGTTGATTGGCAGCGTCATTGTTGATTGTTTGAATGTTTGCGATCCATTCGTGCGCAATAGTCCGTTTAAAGCCCGGTGCGTGTCAAATGATTTAGACACAAGTGTTGAGGCGGATTTTCACATGGATGCACTCGATTTTCTCCGGTCGCGTTCCACCGCCGAGTTTGATGCGTTGCTATTCGACCCCCCGTATTCTCCGCGTCAAGTTTCGGAATGTTATAAGCGCATGGGCTTATCAGTCAACATGGCGACCACACAGGCATCGTTCTGGTCGAATCTCAAGCGGGAAATTCAGCGGGTCGTTATGCCGGGTGGGGTAGTTATTACGTGCGGCTGGAACAGCGGCGGCATCGGTAAAAAATACGGGTTTGCCATAGAGCAGATTTTACTTGTCGCCCACGGAGGCTGGCACAACGATACTATTTGCACCGTCGAAAGGCGGCGCACGTCCTGTGCGCAAGAATCCGCGCAGGAATAATATGGAAGGAGGTTTTCTACCCCGGTGCGGGGTGTTATGAACGAAGTCACCCAATCCCTGAAAAAGCGATTTACTTATACAAGGAGTCACCGGGAAAAGCCTGCAGCGATTGCGATAAATCGTAACCGCGCATGGATTGCAATGCATAAATAACAAATCACCATTTAACAAAAGAGGTTTTTATGGATTCTGTTTATATCGTTCAAACCGTAACTGATACCATTCGCGACAGCGCGGCAACCGCTGCGCAAAGCGGTAATGCCGAGTCGGTGTTATGGACCATTGCTGCGATACTTTCGACGATTACGATGACGATAGCGATTGTTGATTTTGTCAACACTCCCTAAGCCTCGGTGTGTGCATACCGTCATGGCGCCTATTCTTCGGATGATCCCAGAATGCGTTTGTTGTACTGCCGGTTAAGGTTATCTGTGAGCTTCTCTATGTTTTCGTCAATGTTTTTGACGGCGTCCATATCGTTGTGCTCATATGCTGCCCGCCGGCGCTTTTTTTGCTCCCTGATCTTGCTCTCGATTCCAGATACGATCGATCTTCCCTTGCTCGGTTTTCTTGTCATGATCAAAGCCTGACGATTGCGCTTCCCGAATGCCTCGGCTTTTTTGCGCTCGCCGTTTGCAACGAGATTGTCATACTCAGCCCGGATCCGTTTTAGCTCTACCAGTCTATCATACATGAGCGATTGATCATACCAGCTCTCGATCTCTCCATAATACCTGCGGACAATAGGCACATTTCGCGGCGCCGGTGCTTTTTTTGATACGGCGTTGTTTAGCAGATTTACAGACCGCTCAATGGTTTTCCCGACCCCGCCGGTCATGTATTCATACACGTACTCAACGCCCTCCGGGGATATGTCCAGTAAACCATGCCGGTATTCGCTCCCGCCGGTCAGTTCATTGAGAGCCTGCAAAGGCTTGGTGTACACATCAGGTGTCGTCGCCTTGGCCGAATGTGCGCGGGATTTCTCGGGTCCGAATTTTTGCTCCAGCCATATGTCACGGCCGATAAAGTTTTTGTTGAGACCCAAGTCAACCATGAGGCGACCAGCCGTCGGGGTAACGGTCTGCAATAGCGTGCTGGCTGATCCGATGGGAGAAAATGTTGCTGCCGCGGTCGTGAGCAGCCCTTTAGTGGCATCTGCCAGTTTCCGGCGGTTGTGCACACCATGGTCAATGGCCTGTCCGATCGCCCAAAACAAATTGTACCCGTACGGCAGCGGTATTTTTGCGTAACGACCATTAGTCATCGGGATAATAAAATTGTGGGCTTTTTCCCATGCCGGTATTTTATCATAATGATTCATCTCATCGTCATCGTCTCCCATCACCATCCTGGACAACTGCGCCATTGCGAGCGACCCAACCACGGCGGCTCCTGCAATTGCCTGCACTCGGGGGTTGCGCATGGCCTGCAGCATACGGATGTTGCCCTGTATCGAGGCATTGGAAAACACATAAAGCGCGTTAACCATCGTTCCAAGCTCGCCCTTTTTATTAAAATTGACAGTAATCCCCTTTGCGATTGCGGCCGACTTCGCCTTCGAGACACCCATCTCACGCATCGCCCGGTAAACCGACAAGCGAGACGCGTTCTCAACCGCTGAATTCAACCGGCTGACGTAATCACCGGCGCTCCGATACATGCGTTTAATCGATGTCACATTTCCGGGCTCCAGCATTTCAACCGATTTGATGAGGCGCTTCTGTATATCGTCGACTTCGTTCAGTCCAAAAAACCCGATCCGGCCGCCAGCCTCGTCGAATTCCTTGTACCATTTTGCCCACCCTCCGCGCATATCTCCGCCCTGTGCCCTATAGGCGCCCTTGATAGACCCCGGGATACCCCGGATGGTTTTTATGACCGCCTTAGCAGCCTCAGCATTGTCGAGACCTTCCAGGCCTCCAACATTGGCAATGGCGGTCTGCACGTCCCTGGTTAGATTCGTCAAAACGAACTCAGGATTCAACTGCGTGTTTATCGCCGCGATGTACCGGTTCCACTGTGCCGACATCTGCAGGATCTTATTCGCCCGGTCTGCCCCCAGGTTAACCATGGCCCGAGCCAGAGCCGGATCATTTATCCGGATATGGTGCTCAACCCCGTCACGCTTAACAACCATCACATTATCGTCAATTTTTGTATCGACAACCTCCTCAACCTCACCAGTAACCGGGTTGAGGCGGCGTGTCATCTGCGGAGTATCAACATCCCACAGATTAACGGTGCGGTATTTGCCGTTCTCTTTTATGCGAGTTTTTACACCCTGGTTTTGGGTGGCATAGTCCAAAAACGATTGCCCGACCCGGTTTTTCTCAGCCCTGACTATGGCGTCGGATAACTGTGTGATCGAATTCGCAATGATATTTTCGGCCATCGAGCGCCGTCCCAATGCCCGCTTAGACTCCGGGCCCCGAATGGAAAAACCTCTTCCAATGCCTCCGCCACGAGTGCTGGATACATATTTCGTGGGGTATATCCCACGCTGGTCAAGATCGCGCTCGGCTTTCTGAGCGTCCCCCTTGTATTTTTTCAGCGCCTTTTCATGCTCTACGACATAATCGTCATCCTCATATAGTGATATCCCACGCAGCGGGACATAGTTCTCGTAGTTCTCCCACGCCGCAAGCGTCTCTTCGCTTATGTTGCCTGCATCGGAGAGTATTTTTCGTGTGCGGCGGTTGATGTCATAAACCATCTCGGCGAGGCGGTCGTACTGTGCCTGTTTACCAGACTCACGGACCTGCTGCAAAATATTTTCGGCGTCCGCGTCACTCATGCCTGACCCGCTGGACATATCAGGATTTATCTCTGCGATCGCCTCGTTGCGTTCCTGTGCATGCCGAGCATACAGGTACGTCTCTAAATCATGCATCGGTATCCCGTAGCTGTGTATGCGCTTAACCAATGGGTCAACAATGGTCCGATTGATGTCGTCCACCTGCGAGGCGACTTTACCATGCATGATAGTCTGCTGCAACATCGCGTCCTGGGCTTCATTGGCCGGCGGGATGTATTTCTGGATCTCCTCGAGTCGGGAAAATTTTTCAACAACCTTGCGGGTAAGATACCCCTTGTACGTCTCCATGGGCACCCACCTGACCGGAGCAGTGCGCTCCTCGGTCATGGTTTTGCGCTGGAACATCGGCTGTCCGTCCATGTCGCGCATCCGGTCATTAACTACAACCGTAAACTGTGGGCCATTCCCAAGGTCGATTGTCGTGGTCTCAGCGCCAAACTGTTTTTTAACGTACTTCTTTGTCCACGTCGGAAGCTTTTTGTCATACAGATTAACAGCCCACTCCGGAGGTGGAGAATCCTTGATCTCTTCCTCCGTCAAATTCTTGTTGTCTTTGGCCAGCAGTTTCTCTGTCAAATCCTTGCCAATGTATTTCGGCAGCTCTGACTCAGGCACTGTCACATTGATCGGAGTATCCTGTCCGACTCTTATTGCAGTCAGTTCGTTGGTCTCCGGGTTGTACTTAATCCCCGTAATGTCAAGACCATACATGTCCTGAACTGTTTTTGAATTCGGGAATGACACGTACTCTTTGTCAGCCCCGTCGGCCAATGCACGCTTTACACCTAACTCCATCCAGTTGTTTGCAAAGGGGAAGTCTTCGACCACTTTGTCTTTTAAGCGCATGTCATCCCGCGTAGCCATTTCTGACCGGGCATAGAGATCTGCATCAATCTCAAACTCCTCGCGATTCATCTTTTTATGCCAGTCATCCCCGTACTTGTCGCGCATCTTGTCGCGGTAATCTTTGAGATCCTCCTCAGCCTTCTCGATCTTTCTCAGAGACTCAGCCTTCTTTTTATCGAACAACTTATGCTCCCGCAGCTCTTTCGCCCAGTCGCTCTGTACCTCCTCGACATTGAGCACATTGCTGACGATGGCTTTGCCATCAAACCCTCGGGCGCGAGCATAATGTTCAGCCTCAGCCTCAGTGACGGCACCCTTCCTGACAGCCACATCAGGGCCGCCAGATCCAACAGAGGCAGAGGATTTCGCTCCAACAGCTTTGGCTATCCGGGAGGCAATATCAACAATATTTGGGTAATGTTTTCTCTCAGTGGTCCTAATGTGGACAATGACATCTCCCTCTACCCAGTGGATTTCGGGTGGCGTGTAGCTGTATGGCCCCTCTGCGGTCAATAATGTCTCGCTGTAGTTCTCATACTTTCCAGGGGCGACATAGTCCTCGTGCAGTGCAGCGTAATCGCGGTCTTCGTCAATGTTCGCCCACTCTAAAGCGTCCTCAAGAGTGCCCTGAAAATCAGTCATTGTTTGATAATCGTCATCATCGATCATGTGCTCGGAAGTTATGGCCAAAGTATTATCATTAACATAATCAACCTCAAAGCCCTGATCATCCGCCCACGCCTCTAAAAGCCTAATCCCGGACCGCTTGTCAACCGTCCCTATGCGTAGGTTTTTCTTATTTTCGTGCAACTGGTTGAGCAAAGATGTTTTTGTCGTATCAGGGTTTTTTTCAAGATACTCAGATAGGCCAAGCGCGTCTATCTCAGATTGCTTAAGTCTCCCTTTTTTTATCATGCCCTTTACAACATCGGCCACGCCTTTTTCCTGTGGGATGGCCTCGATTGCGGCGATGAGATCGGATTTCCATTTGCGCAGGTTGCGTAAGTACGTCGGCTGCGATATATCAACGGGCGTTTTGACGGTGCTGAATTCAGAGTTCAGATCAGACAGGCTGCCCGTGAATTTTTCCAGGTTCTCCTTGCTGTCAGACGCGGCGTACCCCTTGAAGTTTCCGGAATCCCAGTACTGCGCCACATGGCCGAAATTGTCACGCAGCATATTCTCGAACTGTTCCGCCGATACCTGGTTTTTGTGCATCCCGACCAAGACTTCTTCGGATTTTTCCGCCAGCTCTTTTTCGTCATAGTACTGGTCTTTAAACAAGTCCTTCTTGGCCTCGTTCTCAGCCCACTGGGCATCGTCATCGCTTTCCCGATAAAATTTCTCTTCGAATAGTGCCACACCGTCAGGTTTTAACACCTCTTTCACCTGCCCGATGTGCGTACCGCGATCATTAGAGATGAACTGGAATGTCATCCCCTCGTGAGCGTAGTCAAATTTTTCTCCCGGGGAAAACGGCTCAACGACTGTGCCGTCTGGATCTGTCCATCCCTCTCCGAATGGAGCATTGACAAACGTCGCCCCAGGAGCCTGTGGCTGATCCATGAATGTCTGCTCCATGGAATTGTTGGGGTCAACCGAAACCGTCTGGATTTTACCGTCTGATGCCGACGATATCGCTTTGCCCCACGATCCCTCAGATGCGCCTATGTCAACAACTCTGCCTGAGCCGAGGGATTTGACAATGGCATCTGCAACAGCCGGCTGGACCTCAAAGTATCCCGGGATGGATGTAGCGATGTGGCGATCGAAGTTTCCGATGTACTTTTTGCGGGTGTCCTGCAACGCTTTGGCAGGCTGACCGAGATTAATGACAGGAGAGTACCCCCTCCAATTGGGGGTCCCCCTCCTGCCCTCAGTAACAGATGCGAAAAATTTATTAGATTTTAGAAATGTATCGCGCTTATCAGGTCCATCTTTTCTTTGGTCATCGGACCGCTCATAATCCGCTCGTACTCGGCCTCGGCCTTCAAGACCCTCTGCTTCAGCGGCGAATCCGGCCCGTTCTTGACCTTCTCGTACGCCTCCTTCGACGACGGGAACGGCTCTTTTTCTTGAGTAGGCTGGCCCTCCCCAGCGGTCTCGGTAGCTTTCGACGACTGCGGATATCTTCGGACTGAGAATCCCGTCAAGCCTTCTTTGTAGATCGGGGAATCCGGCGGCTCGTGCCTCACTGATATAATCCTGCCCATGTGGCCTTCCTTTCCAGTTTTCGTGCTCCGGCATGTCTCCCTCAGAGAAAAACCTCCCGATAGAGATATCGCCGGACACCGTATTTGAGATTATTTCTTCTGCCCCTTTGTACCAAGGGGTTTGGTTGTCCCCCTCGAATCGTACAATCCTGACCCCTCCCGGCGTCGGAATAACGCCGATCTTCTCCTCTGGCTTTCTGACTGCCCGCTCAAGAGCCTCCATCTCGGCGGGGGTAACGTCGCGGCCTAATTTAACCCATATCCCGTTTGCCGCTCTCTTGGATCGCCCAGGTAGCGGCATGTGCCACCCTACACCATCCTGGCGCAGGAAATATCCGTACATCGATGCTGCAGCGTTGAGCTGGTTTTTCGTGCCCTTGTCAACGCCTTGGTTAAACATCATCGGCGCAATAACCTGCGACGATGGATTTGATTTGTACTGCCATGATCCAGGCAGTACATACTCACCAACCTCTGGCAGCCCAACCGCTTTTAGTATTTCGCTCTGGCCATTCTCATCGTTGATCGCCTGCATGATAGCGTGATGAAACTGCAGCCGCTCATCATATGGCGCATCATGTATCCCCGGCAGCAAATCAACCTGCGAACTCGGTGTTGCCTCCCACGACAATTGCCCAGACTGGGTGGTGATAAAATCCTTAAATGACCCACCGGCATCAACTCTGTCGCCAGATCTCTTTATAACATTGAACATCTGGCTCTGAAACCACCGGTTTGATTCCGGCGACATCTCCAGATTGCCCTTTTTATTGCGAACATACTCTATCTTGCCCTGCTTTTTTCCTCGCGATACGATGGCGGGCGCCTTCGCTTCCCATTTTGTCTTAGCGGCGGTCCATACCGCTGCTTGGACCTGCTGGATCTCAACGCCTTTTTCGTCGGCCAGATCCCTGACCATTTCCTCCATTAATGTATACTGGGCATCTGTGGGAGTGTCTTTCAAATACCCAAAAGCCCGAGTCATCCACACATCAATCGTTGCACCCTGGTCTATGGCCGGGTCGACCTCAACCAATAGGTTATTCCGAAAATTTCGGACCTTGCGACCCTTCAGCAATTCGTTGCTGGTGATATCTCCAGACATGTATGCAATCAAAGGCGGCTCGTTTTTGTTGGGGTAACGACCGAGTTTCAGATCCACATCGGTATCACCCCTCGCATCAGCAGACTGCCACCGCCGGAATGCCTCCATCGCCTGGGATGCATTTTCAGCAACGCCGTTTTGTGGAGACAGGTACGCCAGTACCGACGCGAGCCGCTCCGCATACTCCTCATCCCCGCCAGAAATATCTTTGATCACCTGAGAGCTTTCCTCGTACCACCCCTTCGCTGGCTCTCCCTCATTATATAATTTCCGGATATGACCCCGGAGTTTTTTCATGTCCTCAATTTTGGCCACGCTCGGCGGTGCCACTGTGACCTTTCCGGCCTTTGTAACGTGCGGCTGTACCTTCCCGCGGACCCTACGCATATGTTGCGGGGCTTCTCCACCATCGCTCAGGTCTTGGCGCTGCGCACCTTCTTGATCGCCTTCTGGTACGACTCGTTCCGAGCGACTCTGAGCGCGACCTTCAGCGCGTGGCTTTGACTTACCTTCCGGGGCTTTTCGTACTTCATCTGCATACCGCTCTCCTCTGATAAATGTCTGCTGTCGGCCAGAATCTTTGGCTTTGTATAGCTGTTTGTCGGCTTCCTCAATGTTTTCCCCAATTCCCGCTGAAAACGTAATGCCGGTCAGCCCATCGCCAAAGTCAACTTCTTTCAATGCCTCCCGGGCAACCTCAATCTTTGGCGCAAGGCTCTCAGCCGTAACACCTTCATTTGGGATAATCGCAAACTCCTCGCCGCCCAGCCTGACAACACTCGCATCATTGCCAAACGTGTTGGAGAGAATACCACCGAAGGCTTTAAGTACATCGTCGCCTTTCCCGTGCCCGTAGGTATCATTGACACCCTTAAAGTGGTCGATGTCAAATATCGCAGTCGGACGATCGATTCCCCCATCCTCATTGGCGATGCCCTCATCCTTCAAATACTCGCGGTTGTTCAAACCAGTGAGACGGTCCTTATGGGCCTTATCCCTCCACGCAGACACCGTCTTCTCTATGGCATCAACCGACTCGTCAGATGCAGACCTAAGACCATCCTCGATGGCCTTTGCGTCACGGCCTGTAACCTTGGACATCTCCTTTGCCAGATCAGCTCTTTTATTAATATAATCAATGTTAGACGGTTTGTCAACCCCTTTGTCTGACCCTTCGCTCTTTGCTCTCTCTTCAATGTCAGCATACTGCTGGTATTTAATCTCTCTTTTGCGCAGTATCTCCTGTTTATCATCGCCGACGTCAAGCTCTATGTTGGTGTCGAGATCGGGCAGGCGCAACGATATCCCTGGCCGCTTATCTTTGTCTCCAATTTTCAGGCCCGGGCGCTGCCGCTCTGACGGAACGCCCTCGGGGATAGCTTCCTTAGCAACGGCTTTTAGTGTGGCAATGTCTTTCTCATCGCCGAGATACTCAGTATCCGCAAGCTCTGGCTGTTCAACATCATCCGGCTTCTTCTTACGCATATGGTCGGCGGATCCTGTCTGATCGATGTCAGCCGGTTTCTTATCACGCAGGCTTTTTATCAATCCACGCATTACGTTGCGTGTTCTCGCCTGCTTGTCGCCCATTATCCCTTTGATCCAGTCGTGTATCTGGCTCCCAAGCCGCGCCAAATCACCCTTGCCGGACTCGTCCGTCAAAAACTCTGCCCCGGCGTCAGCGACGAACTCTTTGAATATCACGCGGTCCTTCGCGTCCTCAACCGCCTTCTCTACGCCCTCTGTATTCTCGTTCCCCTCGTTACGGGATCGGACAAGTTCTTCCATCAACTTTATGTCCTCTTTGTACTCCTGGACCTTTTCCTTGTACTCGTCGGTCTTCTTGTACTCGTCGTAGGCCTCTTGGGCATTCCTGTACACTTCTTCACCAGACTCATAGGCTGCGTAGTGTGTAAACTCATGTGCGAGTACTTCGCCCACATTGTGGGGGGCAACCGATGGTGAAATAACGATCTCGTGCGCATCCTCTCCTTGCAAAAACACACCCGCGCCCGGTAGCTGTTGGCGCCTACCTTCATGCACAAAACTATCTGCAACCTTTATCTTTAACGGAGTCGCATCCTTGCCCATTTTTTTCTTGACATCATCGGCGAAATTCTGCGCCTCATGAAATACCTCTATTTCGCGCCGGCGCATAACCTCGGCCCCGGTCTTTGACCCCAATCCCTTAACAGCTTCACCTTTCCTCTTTATCGTCTCAATGTCGGCCTCATCTTCAGGGTCGTACTCAACATCAACCTGCCCCTCCCCAGTCTGCTCAATCATTGTACGAACCGATCCGGGTATCCCAAAAACCCCGGTGGTAATCGCCATCGGGCCCCACACCTGCTTGAATGTCTCTGTTGCTGTGGCCTTAACGTTCTCCCTAACCTGGCCCCAGTCTACATCCTCGCCCATGTCACGCCTTGCTAATTCCCCGGCCATATAGGTTACGATTTCCTGCGGTACCTCAGTCAATGTTTCAGACAGCCATGCCATGGATCGCTCTGTGCCAACTTTGCTAACTCTTTTCAGCGCCTCACTGGTGATTTTTTTTGCGACCGCATTCTTCAGTTCGCTGAAAGGAACCTTGCCCATTCCAGAAAGTGTACCCAACTCTCCCAACAACCCATAAACGATTCCAGTATTTACAGATATCGGCAAAGCAATGTCACGAGGGACACCCTTATCAGCCAAGTCCAGCATGACTGACCCGGTCCCCTGCTTTGTCCAGTAACCCGTCGCCAGTGCCGGGCCTACCACCGGTATCAAAGACAGGGCTATGCTCTCACCCATCGCCGGCAGCATCTCTGCTGTAGCCGTCAACGTGTTGCTGGCACCCTCGATATCATCATCTTTTGCCGTCTCCGACGCGCGGGCCCGCATCTCAATCAGCTTACTGACCACCTCGTCATTCATGCTGAGATACGCGTCAACCGCCAAATGGTCGATCCCTGTCGTCAAGCCCCCTCTGCTAAAAGCCTTTCCAAGTCCCGGCCTCTTATCCTCGATCTCCACCAGTTTGTCTAAAAGTTTTTTAGCCTTTCGGTCTGTCGGGTCTATACCCTCAGCGAATGCAAATGCTTTTTCCCCAGTCTCAACCATCTTCTCGCCACGCTTTTTGCGGGCTTTTTTCGATTCGTAAAGGAGAAATGATGACACATCCTCAATTTGGTCTTGCTTGACTCCTTGCCCACGAAGATCCTTAGCAGCTTTTCGAATGTGATTTGCCACATTCTGTGGGTTTACCCCGGATGCATTGATGCCATACACATCCGCAATTTCACGGCCAGATGACAACTGTTCGACGCGACGTTTCTCCTCGGACAGGTCAACGTCGGCCATCTCCTTCCCCTTACGCACCATCTCTGATCCAGCCGCACGCACCATCGTCCCCGTCGGCCCCGGTGTTACCGGAGCCTCCTCTGGCAAACCGATCTCTCCAGCAGGAGTGAATGCAGCAATTGTTTTGTAACCCGGGGCATACGGGATCTTACGGCGCGGGGCAACATCAATTTCGTCATCATATGGCTTCACGGTGACCGGTTCGGCTGTACCAAGGTCAGTTACCGGCTGTGCCCCCTCGAAAATCCCCTGCGCTACGACCTGCGGGTCATCGCCAGCTCCAATACTACGATCTTCCGACGCCGTGGTCTGGACAAGGGTGGATGCAGCGGGTTCAGCCTGTGGCAAAACATCGCTGCTTTGCAAAGAAGGTATGCCGCCAAATGTTCTGATAAGTTCGTCGTCGTCAGGATACTTATCAACAACGGCCTTCGCCAGCACGTAGTCGTCAATATCAGCATACTCTGGGTATTTTTCTTTGACCGCTGCAGAAAAATCAGTTACTCTCACGTATCAGCCTATGTTGACGTTTAACGGGTAAATTTGAGGCCCAGCGGGTTCTTGCCTAAAATTGGCTCGCCCTTACTCTCGATTGGGATCATCTTCGCGGGACGCAGTTGCTGCCCGCTCATACGAGAAACAAACTCAGCATGTGCACGGCTGACATTCTGCAATTCAGACATCTTTTCCTTGAGTGTGCCTCTCTCTGACCGTATTTTTTCTTTGTATTTTGTGATTTCCTTTTTCACAGACTCAATCTCTTTTACAATTTTGTCCTTGTCTTCCCCGAATGCCATCGACTGCATTTCCATAAGGCTGGCCAAGTGTCTCTGGGCCTCATCTAACCTATCTGAATAGTCTTCGGAAATGTCTTTGGTTATTTCGATATCCTTCTGTATGGTCTGGGCGGTTTGCCGTATCGCATCAGCCTGCATTTTCTTTTTGCGCATAAGGTCATCCTGACCCGATATCGCGGCTCGTTTTGTCCTCTCGCTCTCCCGTTTATACTTCGACTGTTCCGTCTGCTCCTGCTGTAGGCTTTCAATGTAATCCTTTGGTTGTATAGGGCCCATGCCGCCAGTGGCCTCTATCCCGCCAGCTACCTGCTCTGACAATGGGCCATCAACGCTTCGCATTCCCTGCAAAGCCTGTACGTTTTGCTGGCCCTTCTGCTTTTCACCGATCCTGCCTTCAAGGGATTTTATTGTTTTCTGCACGCGCTCATCGTCAAACACGCCCTTCCACTGTGCTAATGCCTTGATCTGTTTTAAAGTGTTCTGGTCATCAACGTTTTCGTCGGATGACGACAGGCTGCGAATTTTGTTGACGACCTCATCCTTCTGGGCCTTTTCGTATTTGGCCAACCCCTTCCCAACGGTTTTGGTTGCGATCACCATGAAATCGTCTGTTATATCACCATTCGGTGGCACCTCAAGCAGCGACTCCAGCTCATCAGGTGTGTACCCTATGTACTTCTGCTGCTGTTCAGGAGTCAACTCGTTTACCCTGCCGAGCAATGCCTTTTTTACTACATCGGCCTTGCCTTCCAGGTGCTTACGCGCCTGTGATGCCTCAATGATTTTTCCAGTATCAGCGATAGCATTACCTATCTGCCCGCCGGCCTTAGCGACCCACGAAAAATCAGGAATATAATTGCGCTCATCGTGCCCGTAATATCCGCTCATCCCGTTTGCCACGTTACGCCGCCTTTCTTGCTTTGTAAACTTCCTGCATAGCTCTCCGCCACTGCATATTTGCTCCAGACATCGACATGATGTTCATGCCTACATTTCGGAGGTGTTGGTTTTTCATCTGCTTCGACAACTTCATCCTTTCGAAAAGGTTCTGTTGCATGCCGATCTGGAACCTCTCTTTTTCGGCCTTGCGCTTTTCTTTCTGCTGCTCTTTCATGTCTTTACGGATAGTTTCGGCCTGTTCAAGAGATGCGTCTCGCGCTTCCCCTACGGCCTTCTTTTGCATCAAGCCAGCGGTAATCGTACCGCCGGCTCCAACGATCCCGCCAATTAAGGCCAATACTGCTGCTGTTCCCATTTTTGTTATCCTTTCGCCGAAGCGTTTATGCTCATCACTTCTTGTATTTGGTCATCGTCTAATGGCTCCCCTGTCTCTAAGTCAATTAGATTTGGCACTTCAAACATGTAGGTCACTTGCTTAGGGTCTTTTCCTGAATCGATTTCGTCGTCAAAAGCCGCTACAGTGATAATCGGGGTTTGTTCATCTATGAGATAGCGAGTACCATTTAACGTTATAATTCCACCCTTTTTGCTTTCGATATCTTTGCGGGCAGAAGGCTGTATCTTAAAAGTTCCACTGTTTTTAAAATAGTTTTCATCTATTATTTCACCTTCTTCATTATAGAAGAACTGTTTGAACCCACCATTCTTAAGATCTGTCTTCAGGGTACCATAATAATTTCCAGGAGCCTTGGCAGCGCCATACCATCTGCCATAACCCCATTCGAGGTATTGCCAATTGACACTACTCAATTCTCCATGTTGCAACGTGTTATCTGCTGTGTATATAGTCGGCATCCCAGCCACTTTAGCCCTGTCGCTGTCGCTTACTGTATCACCATTCAGGATTCTTTCCTGAATAGACGCGATCTCGCTCAAATATTTTTCTTCGTTTCCACCAAGTTCAGCGCCTCGGCCCTGCATATAGTCACTCACAATCTCAAGGTCGGGGGCGTCGCGGTGCCATTCTATGAATTCATCGGCTGCCGGTACCTGTTCGCCTGGTTCCCATCCGATGTCCCTCAGCCAGTTAGACACACGCCCAGAGTCGATCCCATGCTCTTCTCCAAATTCCGACTGGAAATAATCGGCGTTCCTTGTCAAAAATTCCTGCGACAGGTCTACCATCTCGCTGTCAGCAAACGTAAAATCATTACCGGCGACAAGGTTACCACTGTCATCAAATAAGGCAAACCCAATCTCACCGGTCTCAGGGTTTTTACTCATCTTGTACGTGCCTCCAAGCGCAGTGTGCAGCTCAAGCTGCGCCCACATATCTTCCCAAGCCTCACTGCCGGAATCGGTGGAAATCAGATCCTGCACGATGGGATTGTTGCTTTCAAGGCGATTTTTTTCGGCGTCCATCATGGTGGTGTTTGCCCCCAGCCACATGTTGTCGGCCCATTCATCGAACGTCAAACCCTCCGGAGCCAGCGTCTCATACGCCTCCTGCATTTTCGCCTTTAACGCGGGGTCGTTTTCCCAATCCGCTACGCCCATCCCGACGGCCTGATTTATCGCAGATGTCAAGTCATTGTACTCCGTGTCTTTGAGCAGGTTATCATACTGCAACTGCGCGTTGGAGATTGCTACAGCCCCAGCCTCGTTCGCCTGGTCATACGGCACGCGAGCAGTGTCATAAATCCTGCCGGCCTCATCGGTGCCGACTTCGTCCCCATATTTTTGGATAAACGAATCCCTGTCCATGGAGGCAACCTCTGAATACATCTGGTTGGTCATGTCCGCGCCGAATCTTTCGACATAAATTTCGTGCTTATCAACCTGCAGACCATATGTCACCAAATCTTTCATCGCTTTCTCAGCGGACATTTTGTTTTTCTGCGCAAAATCCTGTATCATTTTTGACGTATGCATTTTGACGTCACGACCACGCAGCATAGTCATGGTTTTTGCCTGCTCAGGCGTGTATCCCTGTGCAATCAGGTCTTGTTGAAATGCTCCGAGATCCTGGGCCATAATGCCGCCAAATTCCTGCAAAGCATTTTTCTCAATCTGCTTTACCGCTGCACTACCCCCTTCGGCTATACTAAGTATTCCATCCAGCCCCTTTTCGGCCGCCTCCATGCCTATCCCGTTGAGCATGTCCTCTGGGTCGAGCGACGCATCCCCTGTGGGTTCGGGGTCAGTGGGGTCCGGCTCTCCTGGGCCCGGGTCAATCGTGTGTGACGGTGGTTCGATGATGTCATCGGCCGTATACAAAGGCTCGGTCGTTTCTACACCAACTGGATACGGCGAGCGACCTGTCTGCCGTTCAATGTACGCGTCAATTTGACTATCCTCTATCCCGCGTGCTGACATTTGGGAATAAAGCTCGTCTCTGTCGATTCTGCCGGTTTGGTAATCCCGGAACAATTCCAGGTTTGACCGAGACCTCGGAGATGGCGAGCGACCTGTCTGCCGTTCAATGTACGCGTCAATTTGACTATCCTCTATCCCGCGTGCTGACATTTGGGAATAAAGCTCGTCTCTGTCGATTCTGCCGGTTTGGTAATCCCGGAACAATTCCAGGTTTGACCGAGACCTCGGAGATGTCGTCTGTATCGTCTGGTTATCAGGCTGATTGTTCTGCGTATCGTTGCTTCCCGATAACTGCAGGCTGTCGTCCGGGTATGTGTCATCCATCGCATCATTACCGCCCAGGGTGTTTGTATCAGTGGTGTCAGGTATTCCATCTTGGCTACCAGGGTATGTCCCGCTTTCCGATCCGGTGTACACACCGCCACCAGAATACGACGGGTGCTTACCGCCACCCTTGTACGACGGGTGCTTGCCTCCCATCCGGTACGCAGGCTGTATGGAGCTCATAAGTTTCTGCTTGTCGACAGCGCCAACATGGGAGGCGCGGCGAAGTGACTCGAGGGTATCCACGCCAAGATTGTTTGTGGCGCGAGAATCCATGATCACCTCGTTCTCATGCACAGTTTTATCCTGCATGCCAATGGTCGGGGCGATATTGTTCGCCTGCACAATACCGTCGGGCCCACGCCCGGTGTATCCGCCTGCACGGATGGGGGATTCGGGCCCCTGCATTTGCTCCTCGCCAAATACCGACGGCGGGAGGTTTTTGTACCACGGAGTCTTTGCCATAATAATTATCCAATCAGCGTAATGGTTCCATCGGCTGTGCCTGATGCGTATATCTTAGTTACCCGCAAATCACTTCTCCCCGCCGGCAGAGTGACGACGAATTTATTTGCGGACCCGGGCTGCCCCTCTCCGGTCGACATGGGCAGGTCAAAGGCGACCGCCTGTGATGCATTCAGGATAATCCACCGTACCGGGAACTCGGGTGTGTAGTCACCTGCTAAAACCGTGTCTGATCCACCAGACGCGAGGTCGTCCTCAATCGTTATCTCGCTGCTGGATATCGATATCTGCTGGGCATAAACACCAAAGGTCTGAGCCCATTCAGCCATCGTTCCGGTCCCGTAACCATACGGGTTGATGTGTGCGCTTAACTGTTTGCCATCGTAATACATATCTGCTCCCCTATTTGTCGACGATCGCGCCGTCTATGTGTATGGTCATCCCTGCGGTATCCGCACGGGCTCTTACAGACTCGCCCTCCTCCAAAATCTTCCAGGTCGTATATTCCGACCGCCCCTTGGAGGCGACCTCATCCGGAGACCCCAGTGCAACGAGCCGGTTGTCATCGCCCACTGATCCCCCGTTGGCTACAAGATACAACTCCCACTGTATCGCTCCGCCGCTTCCATTACAAACAGTGAGCGACCGTATCTCGGCCCGCTTCGCCGTGGGGACAGTATAAACTACTGGTGCGGGGTATGTTGTCGACAGTTCGCCGCGGTATAAACTCAGAGACTTAAACACTCACCCTCCCATCATTAACGCACGCTCGCGCATCTCATCGTAATGGTCGAAAACATCGCCACGAAAAGCACGCTGGCTGATGTCAACATTGTAATATGCCTCAATTTTAGACAAGCGACTGTCGAGATCGTTTTGGATTGTCGACTGATACTCAAAGTTTTTGTCAACAATGCTCAACGCCCTGCGCAGGTCTCCGTCGTGTTTCGCCGATCGTTCCGGATAAAATGGCATTAGTAAAAGGGAAGAAAAGCCTTCCCGGCGTTTAAGGTAACATCATCATAATACGAATTGCCAAATGATAATTCGCTAATAGATGAAGAAAGGTCAAAAATCCTGATGTCAAACACGCTTTCACCTGCAGAAACAACTTGATCAGATGCCAACCCAACGGACCCAGTCGCCCAGAGAAGGTGCCATCCGTTTACTGTTTCCCCAAACTGAGTGAACGACTCACCCGGGATCGGGGTTGTCGTCTTTGCCCACAGTGTGATGAGGTAATTACCGGACACCGCCGCATTAGCCAGCTCAAGATCGGCGCTCAAAATTGCCCCTGAAGAGTCAACGCCATCGGGTCCGTTAACTCGAGAGTATCCACCGGTGAGCGTCCCCTTTGTCACCCGATCATACTGGTAATCTGTCCTCGTGACAAATACAACCAGATTATCCATGGCGGTGAGCATGTTGGTGTCCTCGGACATCTGCCGCTCCGTGGGGCCACCAGCCTTCATCTTGGCGATAAACGAATGCACCACGCCGGTTAAACGCGCCTCGCCGGCAGTTCCCTTGGAAACCAACTGGATCCGGCGGTTCTCTATTTTTGATCCGACGAAAACGATGTCACCATTATCAGGCACATTCCGGGCGATGGACCGGTAATCGGTCTTCTCTCCGTCGATATATGCCTCAAGGGATATCTGCTGCATGCTGCGGATGCCAGCCGCGTCATACCCGGTTTCCCCGCGGTTGTCAGTATTATCCGGGCGCAGGTAAATATGCGTCTCATCATGCTCCAGTTTCCGGTGTTCGTGCTCCCGTGATACGACCTCCTCCGGACCCCATTTTTCCCACGCGATCTCAGTGCCGCCGGTATCGGCCTCATCCTTATCGGTCGGCGGCGACTTCAGGTACTCGCGACGATCATACGTGTGATGCTCCCATATTTTACGGTCGTCACGGTCAATGACCAACAAACGAGGCACATTGTTCGAATCCATCAGGCGAACGATGCCACCAGAGTCGCCAGGATGGACCCAGTCGTTTCCGGTGTATTCTGACCACCCCTCGCCCTCGGTCTGGTCTGTGGCGAACCGCAGGCACTTCTTGAGGGCGAGATTTGCCGTGCCAGTGTCAGTGCTTTCTGATGCCGGCTGTGGATTTAAGTAAAACTGAAACAATTAGCTCGCTCCAATTACCAAAAACTCATCACCGCTCGACGGCGCATCTGTGAATGCCTCGGTCGATGATATGGTGATAAACCCATTCGGCTGCACAAACGTATCGATGAACCGGGTTTGGCCAGCGTTCGCACCCGTTAAGAACGTCAGCGACATGCGGTCAAACGTGCCGGCATCAGCCGCGAGGTTTGTCTGGAATGACAGCACCGTCGGCGAACCGCCACTCACCTCGCCCTTGGTTATACCGCTCGAATACAGCTCCCCAAGGCGCGTTGCCGGGGTGGCAGAACCATCTACCTGGATCACGTTGGCGTCAACCGGCTCCTGAGCAGTGATGCCGTCCTCAACCTCAGCCTGCACTTCAGCCTTCATCGCGGTGCTCATCCCGCCCAGGTCGGTGAGACCTGCCCCAGCGGCACCCACTTGGGTCTGTAGATCCTGGGTGTCAACCTCTATTGCATCGATGTTATCCTGGATCTCCTTGAGGACTCCATCACTCGGGGTAGAATCAGGCGTACCGGTGTCAGTAATACCGAGGACTGTTCTGATTTCAGTTTTCTCGTCGGTTGTCCAGTCCGTTCCGCTGCCGCCCGATGACGCCTCAAGCGAATCGGTTGTCGCGTCGTAGTCTGCCCCGCCATTGTCATCAGCCATCTTTGTGAGCATGCTGCCGATGGTAGCAGATCCACCATCCAGAGCAACGGGGGTTCCGATGTTTGTCTGGATGTCGTTCAGGGCGCCGTCGCTCGGGGACGAATCCGGAGTGCCGGTATCGGTAAGACCAAGTATTGTTCGAAGCTCATCCCAGACCAATTTCGAGTAGTCAGTCTCAAACGGGTTCATAATACCCGGATGAGCGTATATCGCGTCGATCAAATCGCCGCTGAGGTAATATGTGAACCCGTCAGACCGCAGGATGATAAAGGTCCACCCCTCATCCCCGCCAGACTCACTGAGATTGGCTCCGCTCCAATTGGTGTTAATGACAGTAGTGCCGCCCTCGGTACACCCAAAGTACTCGGTAAGAGCTATACCGAAAACCCGCGTCGTCACATTGCCCGAGCCACGGTAATACCCGCCCACAATTACAGAGTGCTGCGATGCATTCTTACCGTCAATTGTCGCGCCCATAAGCTGATGAGGATCGAAGTCGTCCTCTGATGGGCTGGTAGATGACGTGAACAATGCCCCAAACACATTAGGGTATCCAGACCGCGTTATGTCCCCAGAGACAACCCCATTACGCTCATCAAGACCAGCCGGCAGTGGGAGGGGGATGACCAATGACCGGGTAAGCACCGTCAAATCCTGCGACAGTCCATCTTTAATCGCCTGCATTGAATCGGATGTGTTGTTGAACGAATCCCAGTCGGCAGTTCCACTTTTCGACACCATCTGGGCGATAATTGAGTCATCAGCAACGTCTGCGCCGGCCACCGATGTTGAAACCAAGTGGTCAAGGCCAATGTCAGTCAGCGCCGTATCAACCTGGGTGTTAACCTCTGCCTGAGACACATCATTCAGTGCGTCGAGAGTAGTCTTTGATCCACTGATTGAATACCCGGTTTTATCGTTGCTCGTCCCGACTGTCACTTCGCCAGACGCATTAAACCCGTTCGCCGATGCACCATAAATGGCATCGTAGATCGCCTCCTCCAATACGGTAAATTTACCGACCACAATCAATGCCCCGGAAACATTTATCGATACCGACAATTCACCCACCGTGTCGGTGTCGGTCGCATCGAAATCGAACGAATACATCCCGTTCACCCGGTGAGTACCACCGCCAGAGTTTTTATTCACCGATGCCGCGCCACCCTTTGACAGTTTGACGTCCGTGTTGCTGATCGTCAACCCCGTCTCCGGAGTTTTGAAATCGGTGTCGTCAACAAATGGGCCAAGAATACGGCCCTGAGACGCGGTAGACTGCTTTAAAAATCCATGCATTTTAGTACGCTCCCATCATCTGGGCGTGGTGATACCATGCGGCACCTACTGCCGACGCGGCCCCAAAGTTTATGTTTGTGTTGCCACCAAGATCGGTATTTGATCCGTCTGTGGCATCTATCGTATTTGATGCGTCAGTGTCCTTCCACGAGGAACTCAGCATCGTCATCCCAGATGGATTTGCAAAAGTGAAATCGCTGCCGCCGCTGTCCGACTGCGTCGTTGTGCCATTCCAGTCGCCGCTGGTATAGTTGCTCAGGGTAAACGTTGTGCCGGCAGAAACGGTCATTGTCGTTGATGACGATCTAATTAACCGATTTACGGTCATCGTCACATCTACATCGATACTCCCCGTAGAAGTAACTGCGGCGTCATATGTTTTTGTGCCGGCAGAGCTTACCGTAAAATCTATGCAGCTCATTGTGTTGCCATTCATATCGAAATTTCCGGAAGAATGTTCGAAATCTCCGAAGCTGGCAGCATCCTGAAGCGTCACGCCGTTAGAACTTTTATTAATCACGATGTCCGGTAACTGTTCGCCGTCACTCATGATGGTTGCGGCTGTAGCCCCGTCAAACTCAATTGACGCGGTACCAACGCTGTCGACGGTGGTACTTGCACCAAGATCAATAGACCCGCCCGTGTAAATGGTTGCGGATTCAAAATCGAGGTAGGCATCTCCTGAATCATACAGCGCTATAATCCCCTCCGACAGGTCAATTGTACCCCCGCCGAAGTTAATATTCATTCTATCACCACTGCTGTTGGACCCATAATCTATTCTTTTTGCGGTTATATCTTGCCCATTTAGATCATAGACGTTTGACGAAGTGTCACCATTATTGTTCTGCATTTCCAAAATACCAGAACCGGTTACTGCCCCAGTAAAAGTGTAACCCTTCGCATTAGAATCGTTGCAGAACATATTGACAGTTACACCGTCTCCAATATCCATGGCTGGCATTTGTATCGCTGCAGTACTGCTATTATTCCGTATCTGCAAAGACTGGCTTCCAGTTATACTGTGCCCTGCCTGTGTCGTAAATCCTGATTCGGTGCCATTATCCAGCCACACAGCCCACCGCTGAAGAATGTGTAGTGTCCCCGCCCCCACCGTTAGAGTATTCGATCTACCTAAATTAGTCCCATTCACCGTTGTTGTTTTTCCACTGGCCGCACAGGTGAGCTTGTTGAGATTTATGGATGGGTCGTTGATATCAAGTTCGCCGGTCCCCTGCAGTTCAATATCAGGAGTGCCACTTAGACTCATCCCGCTTTCAGTCGCGGTAAAATCCGCATCACCAGTAATGATAATTTTAGATGGTGTGTTCCATGTCAGTGTACCAGCCGATCCATCAATGGATACATTGCCGGCCGACGTGATCGTATAGCCGTTAATATCCAGATTCTGATCCCAATTTGTGTTCATCGTCATAGACGCCCAAGACACATCTGCAGTAAGCTGACACCCTCCACTGGACGTGTTGTCAAATACAACATCGTCACCGGATCCGGGCTTCACCCCACCCTGCCAGTTCGATGCCACTTCTGCATCGGTGCTTGTACCGCCATCCCATTTTATGGTTGCCATATATGCCTACAGCGCGAATGCGTTCCATGTTTCTGTCTGTGCGGCGTAGGCGAAACTTTTTCCACCGCCATCAGCCTTTACTGCGGCAAGTGCGACTGCCGGATCATCCTTAGTGCCAACCGCAGACTGTAAGCTCGAATTTGTCAACACGGACAGTGAATAGAGATACATGTTCACGCGGTTCAGAAACACATGGTTGCGTGCAAACACGACATCCCTCTCCTGTCCGGCATCGAGTGATCCCATATCATACTTGGATACAACCTGGGTCGCCTTTTCGATCATCTGAAAACGCACCTCTTCCTGGAATGTCTTGTCTTCCGCCAAAGCGACCAAATGTGATTCTGCCATGTTATGTTCCTTTCAAAAATTGTGCAAGCAGTATAACCAACTGGATGATAATTGAAAGCATCCCTCCCATAACCCAGTAGGTCATGTGCTGCAAGTTTTTTCTCAGAGGGTTAACTCCCTCTGTCCATAATTTGTCGTGCTCGTTTCTGCCTGTTTCAGCCACAGTATCTATATCCCTTTCTGCCTCGGACATCCTATATAAAAGTGTCTTATAGTCAAACGGGCACTTTTCACAAGTGTCTGCCATGCTATCTCCAGTCCACAAATACCCTCGTTGCCCTATATTGTTCAACGGTCATTTCAATTGAATCCCTCGGTATTACCGGTCTTTTGCATTTAAGAACGGCGTCTTGGTCCAGCAGCGCCACCATGCCGGCTTTAAACGAATCGGCCTTCTCCTGGTCGAGGGACATCGTGCCGTCAGAGTTTGGCACAAAATGGCGGTTTACCAATATCGCCGCACTTCTGCGCATTATCGATGACACCCGTACAAGCTCCGTCTCAAGTTTTACTATATTGTCAACGACATCCATCGGAAGCGTCGTATTTGTCAGGACGTTAAAAGCGCCGAAAATCTGAGTCTTTTCGGGATTTATCATGTTGTCAATACTTGTAGTGATGTCACCATATTTGACATTGATCTCATCAACAAGGTGCTCTACCCTGATGTCCGCATTGCAGTACACCGAAAGGCCAACATCTTTTGCCCGCATGCAGAAATCAACATCGTCGGTGACCACCGCCCGCTCATCGCCATGCTCGATCACCCGCGCCCCGAAAAAAGGAAACTCGATCCCCTCTGCAGCAGGGCGAGAAATGTATAGCATGCCGGTCCCATGCCAGTCGACCTCGACAATCCCCTTCTGATCAACCGGCAAAAAATCACCGTTCCATCCTGCCCCTTTTCCCTTGTCAAAATAACCGGCACAAAGTCTGTTTTTATACGCCTGCCGGTAAGCCCCTCCGATAATATTCCGACCGCTTTCAACCAATGCGTCCAACTGCGATACCGTAAACTCCATGTCGTGGTCGATCGTTATGTAGCCATCAAAATCACCAAGTACTTTTTTATGCGGATCTTCTGACATCAGAGAGTTTCTCGCGCTCGATATGTAAGTGCTCGACGCCCTGGCGCATACGTACCGACCAGTCTCGGTGGCCCGCTTGATCGACAATTCAGTCTGCGGGCTAATCATTTCGTGCTTGTAGTACGGTAAACATATTTTAACCATTTTGTCCTCCTGAGACCTATGTTAATGCTGCGACATCATACCATGTGCCGCCGTTAGACATTTTCAGTGTTCCATTTGCACTTTCATTTAGATCAAGCCAGAATTCCGCTGTGCCTGCTGAGAATGGTGCCGTGTTGCCGGAGTAGCACTGTATTGTTGCCGACGAACCGGTTACCTTCAGGCCCTCTGCGGTAAACTCAACATTCTTAGTGCCATCGACATGCATCGATACGATGCCGCCGGAAGTGGCATGAAGCTCAACATCTGATACGTCAAACACAGAATCTGGATCACCAATTTTTACCGATATGCTACCGGGCGTTCCGGTGGCATGTTCTCCGCGGAAAAACACATTGTTGTTTTGATTCATCTCCACTTTATCAGAATCGCCGATTGACATAAAGATATCATCGGTCGCCAAAAGACTGAGGCCTCCAGAGGAGGCTTCAATAGTCAGATCCCCGGATGCCAGCTCAATCAAGTGGTCCGCTCCGCTTTCACTGATCTCGAAATCGCTGGCCATCTTGAACGAATTGCCGGTCACTATGGTGAAGTCGCTAAAATTAACCTTGGCAACCGTCGTGTCAAAGTGAGAAAAAGCAATCGCCTCGCCGGTCTCGCTGTTCAGCCTCAATACACGATTCGATGCGCTTATGCGGTAATCAAACCCGCCCGCGCTTTCTATTTTGAACGAAGCGCCGGCAATATTTACATTGTCATCGTAGATCGTTATTCCGTTGTTCGACGTGTCTGAATACATGCTTATTGATTCAGTGGCCCCAACAGTCACAACCAGGTCGCGACCGCCAGAAACATCGATGTCGAACTCGCCAGCCCCATCCTCCGAAAACGTAACGTCGGTCCCTATTTTGAAGTCCCCAAAAACAGTTACAGCGCCGCTGGTCAACCCGCCTGCAATCCGAAGTATCTCTGTGCTCACCGCACTGACATCACCATAAATGCTCACATCGCCGTCTGATCCGCTTTTTATGTCAACGTCGATAAAAGCGGATCCGCCCTCCCCGCCTCCAAGAGTCAGGACACCCGCAGATGTATCAAATTCAATCATCCGACCATCGGCAGAGTCAAGGCGGTAGTCGTTCCCGCTAACATCGATTACATAGTTTTTGCTTGACGTAGATACTGCGTATTCTGCCGACGACCCATCATACGTCACATCGTCATGGACAAAATCAACATCAGCACCGAGCGTCATTACCTCGGTGTCTGTATCATATGCGAGTTTAGAGTCAAAAGAAATTTCGGACGTGGTTCCGTCTTTGACAAACGGCACGTATCCTTTCCCGTACGACGTGGAGGCGTTGACCCTCAAGTCCGCATAGTAGTCGCTCCCGCCGGTCGGTCGCCAAACGCTGCGGAGCGAATCTGATCCCCAGCCATGTTGCCCCGGCTGCAGCCCCAGTTCAACAAGGCTGGGCGTTTTTAGCTGTGCCTCGGTCGCCTCTATCTGCAAAATCTGTCTTGGTGATGCCATGGTTATCCTTTACGTTACGTAAACGCCGCCCTGATTCTGTATAATGTCTTCCCCTGGGCTAAATGCATCGCCGCCCGTGTCCTGCCAGATGTCTTCTATCGGGCTAAATGCATCTCCGCCCGTGTCCTGGATGATTGCTGCTATCACGGACTCGCGGTTATAAAACCACAGGATGTAGCCGGCGCCTTCCTCATACACCCCGATGACCTCGTACGATGAGTCAATGAGTCTCAGGAATTTTGCCACAGACTCAAGCCCGGTGCGCTGGTCTGTTTCGAACGACGCGCTTGACCATTTGTACCCATCAAATGCTCGCACACGAGGTTCTGTGGTAACGGCGTAAATCAACGATTCACCCTTGTGTGCAATCGATTTCCAGTGGTACACACCGATGTTTATATCCGACTGTGGTGGAGGGTTGAGCTTGAACACGCTCTCACCGGCAAGTCCGCTGCCGACATCCAGGTAAACATTGAGCGGTATCGGTATCATCGATCGGGGGCACGCGATTGCAATGATAGACGGGAACTCGATAATGTCCCTGATTTTATCCGATATCTCAATCTCCTGGATAACAGGCAAATAGTGCCCCAGGTTGTACTGCTTATCGCCATACTGCGAATAGTAATACTGCGTATCGTCGCGCTCTGCAACTATAAGAAACCCAGAGCTGATCCCGCCGGTGTTCGAATCTGGTAAAGGCTCGAAAAACCGGCGTGGGAAATACAGCGGGCTGGCTGCGGCAATACGCTGTTGCATCCCTTGGTCTGACAGATATGTAAATGCAGCCAGATCAACCCCAACTGCATCGTCCGGGAATATGTCATTAAATTTGCGGCTAAAATTACCGGTTGTCGGCCGCAGTGTTCCGGCCCCGGACCATGTGTCGGATTCACCGACGGTAACCGTGTCTGCATCGGTGTAGCCCGTTATCAGCAAAAATTTACCATCGTCGCGGATGTAGTAATCCCCAACGTCTGACGCTTGGAACGTCTGGCCGGCAGTCCTCGTTACCGTCGTACCGCTCTGGGATGCCTGCTGCAACCTACCACCCCCAAGTGACAGGTACAGCGTCGAACTCCCACTTAGGCCGGCAGAAACAATCGCATTCGCCCCATTCAGGTCTTGGATAATCGCAACATTGCCGCCAGTGTCAGTGACAGTGTTCCCAACGTCTGAGTACTCGAAAGCGTTAACCCCGGATGCTGGCGTCAGCTCGGTGCCCGGTCCATCAGATGTGACCTTGAACGCCTTCGCCACCGGGATGTCATCAACCCACGCAAACAGACCTTCCAAGTTTCCTACGCCGTTCTGTGCATCGATCCCGCCTGAATTGCGTCCGATGTTTTTGGTGCGATATACCGAGAAATGAGACACACCTCCAACGCCATCGGGTACCGTGTATCCGGATGAGATAAACTCAATGAAGACGCCACCCTCGTAAACTCCCACCGGGTCACTGAAAAAGACCTCGCCATAATCCTTGGTCGATCCGTCTGCCTGTGACGTGCCGGTTTCATACACCAGCTCCGCGTCTGTGCGGTCCCGGTTGCCGGAGCCTCCCAAAAACGACAGCGCGTAAATGTAATGGTACCCGTACACCAGCCCGGCGTCGATGTCCTCAGATACATCGGTCACAATATCACTGGGGATAGGCATGTTTATCTGACGCATATAGATCGTATCAGCGTCCAGATGGACCCGGAATATCCCAGATGAAGTCAAGATTATCGCGTCGTCACCAAAGGCCAGAATCTTGCTCTCGCCGGTAGGCGTCGAGTCAGAGGTATTGATTACCTCCACGAATGCATCAATGGCCTTGTTGGTCCAGTACACCGCAGATCCAATATGCCATACCAGCTTATCCTGCCCGCGATGATCAAGTGGAGTACCCTGAACATCTCCCGCCGGCATCGAGGTGGATGTGTATAGCCGTGTGCCTGATCGCACCCCGGCCCATTGCCGGTGGTCGTTGATGTTTATGTTTCGCTGAGAATACTCAGGGGGAAGCTCAGACGCAGGTGGCCCATCGATCATGCCAAAGAATTCGGTATGACGTGCCTTTATTTCACGCTCGCCCTGTGGCAGCGTTGCCGGCGTTCTGAGTCTGCCCCTTCCCATTATGCTGGCTTCGTATTGCCTGTGGGTGCATCAAAACCCTTTTTCTTTCCCGCCCGGTCAGGGTTGGGCTGCCCGGGCACCATCGTATTTACCACGGTCCGTCCGACACGAGATCCATTGCCATATCCCGCCGCCATACCAGTGCGGTCCGGTCGATCATATTCCTTTTTCATACCAGCTCCTTTATCCTAATCTCGAAAAATAACCAGCGTTGTCCCATGACTGATGCTCCTCGCGCCACGGAGTGCGACTCAGGCGCGCCTGGGCACCTCGGTTCATTTCTGATCGTATCTTTCGAAAACCGCGCTCCAGATCAACGTGCTTGCGCTCTGTGACCCCGTACTCCTCCGATGCAAACATCTGAACCACAATATCCCGCACCAAATAATGCAGGTGCTCCGGGATCTGCAGCTCATCTTCCAAGGTTTCAATTTCATTCGGCTCGATCGTATACAGATGCAAATATTTGTCGGTTGACGTCCCAGGGTCCTGTTCGAATATCACCGTCGGGTCAGTGCCTGCGGTGCGATCAACCGTGCGAACCGGCACCTCATGGTACCCGCGGTTCGAGAAATAATACTCCCGGCGCGGACCAATCGGCCTTTGCCGGGATAGATTGCGATACTGCTGGTCACGCGTGTAGACGAACAGGGTCCTCCGGCAATTCGATGGCGCAGTATACGAATATACCCCCGCTGTGGTTGCCAAATACGGAGGCAGCCCGGTAGACGGGTCGATGTATATAAACTGCTCAGAATCGCTGCTGTAAACGATCCGATGCACCTCGTTATAGCGAGCAAGGATTTGCTCTCTCGAATAATTCGGGAGCAAATCCTTCAGAAAGCCTATGTTCTGCCGCGTCGTTGGCATCAGTCTACCACCAGTTCCTCTTTTTCGCGGATGATACGAACGAGCTCTTCCCGTTTAGCTGTCCGCGGAAAAGAAATGTTTTTTGCCGAGCAGTACTTGACCAAGTCGTTCCGGCTCATGTCGGCGAAGCTCACCACGTCGCCCGTGGGCTGGACTGGATCTGATGCATTGACAGCAGGATCGCCAGAGATGCCGGCAAGCAGGCGTTTTTCGCGCTCTGCTATTTCCTGCTCACGCCGTGCCAACTCCATCTCGCGCTTGTTGAACGCGATCTCGTCCGACTTGTAATCACGGGTCGGCAACGGCGCGGGGCGCGATGGGCTTACCTCGTGGCGACGTCCGTGCATCCGACGCAATCGCGCCTCATGGTACTCTCGATCAGCGGTGCTGAGGTTAGCCCACATTTCGTCGGACAACTTTTTGATCTCCGCGTCGTGGATACGGTCTTGGATGATCCACAGCCCGTCGCGGTATGAGCTGGCCATCTTTGTCATGTTTCGCTCTGTCTTCGCCACGAGCGCGATGTATGGGCCATTGCGCATAGAACGCCGGAAAACGGCGCTCCCGCTTTTGCGATACGATACCTTTGGTCCATTGCGCGTCATACTGATAATGGCGTCCTCATATCCTGCTATTTTTTGCCCCTCTGTACACGGATGCAGCGAGCTACTACGCCACTGCAACCTGACAACCTCAAACGGTTTGCCGTATTCATCGATCGATCCGATGGCCTGCTCGATAATGTCCTCTGCCGTTGGGCCGCCTCGGCGTGCCGGTCTGGCGTCTCTGCAAATAATCACCATGTCCTCCTGGACTTATTAGAATTGAAAAAGGAGGGAGTCGCCTCCCCCCTCATTTGTTACGACGTCGGCAACGACTGGTAGTTGGTTAACTCAGGCGGGTTGCCAAACGGCAGAATGATAGATCCATCCTGCTGTACGCCCGTGTCATCGGATGGCCCGGCAACATTGGTCACATCGTTGTCGAACGTGACCTGTTTGATGCCGACGGAGCAGAAAATGCCCGATCCGAAGAACTTGTCATACTGCTCGTAATCCCATTCCCAATGGAAGCCCTCGGGCATCCACTCGCAACAGGCAGCCTGTCCGAGCAGGAATCCAACCTGGATGCCAGCGGCCGATTTATCACGCGGATCACTGGACCCATCGTCGGCACGTCCCATGGCACGATACTGCGCAACCATGGTGTAGTCTACCGCCGAGTCGCTCTTGAACGATCCGGAGTTAACTACCCCACCGCCGATAGTCAGGGTCGGGTACCGCTGGTCTTCACAGATCCGCAGTCCACCAACCTGGCCGATAAGACCCGGGAACATCATCTTGGTTTCCTTGTCAAACCCGCTTGCATCACGCCATACGGTTCCAAGGTTGCCGTTCTGAACAACGCTCTTGAGCCACCGGCACTGCGGCGTCGGTAGGACAACAACATACCCATCGGTTCCATCTTCGAAATCGATCGGGGTAATGAATTGCTCGGTGCGTGCCCACTCTTCCAGCCGCTGGAGATAGGTGACGTTACATGCACCATTAATGTCGGCGCCGGCAAGGTCGGCCTCATCGATTCGCTGCACGATCGTGTCAATCCAGTCAAACCGGTCGCGGCGATAGGTGCCGTTCGCAGTCCCAACCTGGTTGGCGTTGGTCGTGTTCGGAATGTACCAGTTAACCCCAAAACGCGGAGTCAGGAAGTGAGGCGCATCTTCCAGGTTTTCACTGTGAGATTCCAGCAACGCCTGACGACGCATTTTGCCGAAATATTGCTTGTAATACTTGGTGAGTGCCTCCACCCTGTATTCGAAAATCTGGTAGGGCGCTTTGTCCCGTGCATACACACCGTAAGCCTGGTTGGTCGTTGCATGCGAGATGTCGGTATATTCCATCCGAAACGACTTGGTGCCGATTTCTTCTTCGGAACCACGCTGGTCAGCGTCGGAGCCGATGGTCGGCGCACCGGACAATTCCTTCAGCATGCCTACCTTGACGGTGCGGCCTTCATCGGCTTCTGCCGACAGCTTCAGGTAAATTGCGTTCGGCAACGCAGGCGGCTCTTCGGATGTCGAATTGATATACTCGGATGAGAGCATATCAAAGATATCGTTCGGCAAATATTCCCGCTGCATCCGGGTTTCGTAAATCTCAATCTGCAGGCTTTCCTGTAGTTGAGTCGGGCGTGTGATAGACATGGTTATTCCTCCTGCCCTACAGTTTCATCTTGACGCCGAGCTTGTCGGCAAGCCTGCGCATCTCATCTGCCTGGTTGGACTGCTCCCAGGTAGTCAAGGGCTCACGGTTGCCGCGTGCGTGCTTGTCAACCAGTGGTCGGTAGACCTTGGTGAACAAATACTCGAACCGCTCTGCGTCATTCTGAGGATCGTTGCCCTCCGGAATATTTCTGGGGTTTTCCATATGCCCAGATGCCGGTGGGGCATCAACCACATTGCTGTCGGGCTGATGTAAAAGATTGTTTGCGACCTGATCCCGCTGACCCTGTGTCGGCCGGAACAAGCCAAGTTCGTTTTCAAGACCAGCATCCACCGCGGCGGCACGAAGTCCAAGCCTGCGTTTCGGGATGCCAGATGTATCGTATGCCCTCTGTACGACCTTGACGATGTTTTTGTACACCTGCTTGTCACGATCCGGCAGGTTTTCAAAGCTGGCTCGCGCCGCTTCGTCGCCTGAATTAGACTGCGTCAAATAGGTATCAATCGTCTCGATCGGTACGGAAGTCGTGAGGCCATGGCTGCGCTGAAAATCAGAGACGTCCGCCCACAAGCCAGACCAGCCGTTCTCCAAAGCAGCCTGCTGGCTACTCTTTTGCGCTTGGTTGACATAATCATATGCAGGACGAACTTTCCCTTCGACATCGTCGATCTTTTTCTGCAGCTCGCTGATTTTCGAGTAGGCCATCTGGCTCATCTCGTAAACCTTTTGCTGGTATTCCCGAGTATCTTTTTCATACTTCGGGTCAATCGATCCGTCTTCATAGTCATTCGGGTCGGGGAGCTTAGGCAATACTGATGCTTTCTGCTCCTTACCGTTTTTCTCGGGGTCGGGCTTCGCAGTAAGGCTGTTGATCTTTTCCTCAAGTGCCTTGACCTTGTCGCCCAACTGCCCGCGCTCCGCATTCAGCGTATCTAACTGGCGCCGCGTCTTACCGTAGCTTTCAGATAGACGCTCGTTAATCTCCCGCTGCTCCTTCAAGGCCGCAGCCAGAGCTTCTGGGGACTCATACCCGGCATTTGCCGGTTCATCGCTCGGCTCTGGGGCAGGCGGATTATCTGCGCTTGCTCCCTCCTCCGGGCGTTCTTCTGGCTCATTTTCGCCTTGTTCTGCCGGCGCGCCACTTAAATCAGCGGCGATCTTTTTGCGCTCATCGCTGCCCGGCTCCATGCCAACGAATCGCGCGAACTGGGCATACTCAGGCCCGTTAACCGGGACCGCGTCACGAAAACTTCTATCAGCTTTCATGCGTGCCCTGATTTCGTCCTGAGTCAGATTTACCAGTTCGTAGTAGTTCAACGACGTTGATGTCATGTTGTTCTCCATAAATTTGGGTAAAGGTTACATCTTCGCTTTACTGGTATAAACCGACTTGCCCACTTTTTTCCCGCCGGTGTTCGTGGCGGTGTGGACATGCGGCATACCTTCCAGGTTACTTTCAACATTCCCGGCGATGTTCATGCCGGAATCGCGCTGACGGATTACTCGCCCGGATGTCTGGGCGCTGGATGTCGGGTGACTACGGCCGCCTTTCGGCATGGTCGTGTCAATCGGCTTCCCGTGGCGTGCATCGTTGTAAGCCATGCGTGCTCCTTACTGATTGGTTAAAAATTCAGGCTGCTGAGTAGTGCCCTCAACGGCCTCTTCTTCTGATAATTCTCCCATGCTGACCTGCTGCGGTGGCCCCTGCGGTGGTCCACCCTGCGGTGGTCCACCCTGCGTCCCCTGCGGTGGTCCACCCTGCGGTCCACCCTGCGGCCCCTGCTGTGCCCCCTGCTGCATCTGCCCCTCAAGCTGCTTGAGCTGCTGGCTCAATTTCATATTCATCATCGCCTGATTCATGGCCTCATTGTTGGTCAACAGATCGATCGCCTTCTCAACGGACTCCTTCGACTCCTCAGTGATGGGCATGGTCTCTATCAGCCCCTTTAGGACGATGAGCTTGACCAGCCTGTCCTGCGGGTCTTGCGAAAATAACGGCAGCACTTCTTGGTATTTTGACGACAACTCTGTCCGGATGTCGGTGCCCTTCGGAGACTCGAGCATATTGACCTTCATCTCCGGCAGCTTCGAAATATCATTCAGGATGTACGCGTTTCCGGATGCATCAGTCTTACGGTCATTGATAGTGAATATATCGCCGTTAACTTTCGAAAACATCCGTGGCATGCCAGCGTACGTAATCTTCGCCTGCAAAGCGTAGGCCTCCGCCTTCCACTTTTTGTGCCACTTCCAGATCGTACGCTGGTGCTTTTGCCCCAACATTCCAACCTGTATCTTCGACTGGAATAGTCGCCCCGACTCAGTCGTCGACTCGGACCGGGAATCCATAGCCGCTGGCATTAGAGACAGCATGTCGAACTGGTCGAGGCGGAAATTGTTCTGGTGGAAAAAATCACCCGGAATGCTCGGCTGCGGTAGTGGTATCATACCACCATGCTGCCCCAGAGCCTCGGTAGCACCCTCATCTGCCCATATCCGGGCTCCCGGGTCATTCCACCGCTGCTCTATCTCGCGTTCTTTGTTGACATCACCACCCGCCAGCGCCCTGTCCAGAATGAAACCGCCCTTGGCAATCCGCATCTGAACGTCTTCCTTGATCATCTCAACATTGTTAAACTGCCGTTGGATGTCGTACAACTCGTCAACAGTTCCTTTGAATTGCCCGTTTAACGAATTCGCCAGCGGGTACAGGTTGACATTGTTTGTCTGGATGCGGTCCTTGCCCTTCGCCAACACCAGCTCGTTATCGATTGACGGACAGATCGCCTGCAGCATCTTGATCCGCTTGTTCTGCCGCACAGTCCTGATGTCGTGGTTCGGATCCAGCCCCATCATGCGGATGTACTCCGTTTTTGCCTGCCGGTCTTTGTCGGATCCGTTCGGGAAACCGGTCTCCGGGAATACGCAGTTGTTGACCAAGTCGTATTCCCAGTCGCGTGCTTCGTCCTCCAGATAGTGGTACCATATGACGCGATGCATGTCACCCCATTTTTGATCGCTGTCATGGTAATGGTGGACCCCCCCATGGTATTCGCCGAGATTTACCCCCTCACGCTCCTCACGGTCACGGATATCCTTGAGGCGCTCGCTCACATTATCCCCGAACATCCGGGCGATCTCAGACGCCGTGTGCATGCTCCACTCGTAATAGTGCCGGATGTCGTTGGGATTATTTGATTTCCAGGATGTGTCGAGGTAAATATGCTGCGGGTCCACAGCCTCAAACGCTATGTTGCCGAATTCCTTGTTGTATTTGTCCGATATCCGCATCCGCTCATACCCGCCCCATGTGAAAAAATCGCGCAAGGCAACGGCCTCAGCCGCATCCCAGTCGAGATTTGAACGGTCAGAATAAAACATATCCTGCAGTGCCTCACTGAGACTGTCGAGCCGCCCGGACACAGGTGTGTACTTCATGTCGAAATCGTTGGACTGAAATGCCGATATCTGGCTCTCAACCTTTTTGCCGGTGTGGTTGAGTGTAGGCGGGCGCCGCCCCTCCTCCCGCAGCTTCTCAACCGTATACGCTGGCCACTGCCCGAAATTAACGCCCCATGCCATCCGACGGTTGCGTATCAGCCTGTGGTGATCCGGGCGCCAGTAGTCCTCATGCCTCGTGTACATCTTGTACACATGGCGCACGATCTCGAAATTATCACGATCGATTATTGGGGAGGGCTTACCGGTATAGATCATATGCTCTGAGAAATCCCTTTGATCATATTGCTGGCCTGCGTCGACAACTGGTCCATGTCAGTAATGAGCTCCTCTGGTGCTTCGGTGTACCCCATGTACGGGTACCCGCGGTCAATATACCCGCAGACCACCATATTTCCATCGATCATTTTTTTCTTGATCTTGATGCTGATGCATGCCTCGCCCGCCTGCTGCTCCATGGCATGTGCCCGGCTTTCTGGTGACCGGCGTGGCTTTACTTTTACCCGGCGTGAACGGTCATATGGCATCGTGATGTTGCCCGGGCGGGGCTGTCGTCCAGTGCCGTAGTCGTGCACCTTGTCCATCTCTGTGTTGGGCATTATTGGCTCCTCAATGTGTGGTGTCCACGATTACGACATCCGCGTAATCGGGCTCTGGTGACGGCTCTGGGCGCTCTGACAATGCTTCCTGGACCAGGCCCTTGCCGTTGTGGTATAATTTGTTCCAACGCCCCAACATAGGCTTACATGCTGGGCATCGCAGAATCATGCACTCCTCGGGGTCAACCGACAATAACTCAATCTGGCGGTCGGTAAACTCTCCCAAAATACGGCCACACACCCGCTCGTCTGAGCTGTGCTTGCCATTCCGGTCGCGTGGGAAAAACCCCCTATTTTGGCAGCGTATTGTTTTCATAACAAAAAAAGGGAGCCGCCTGTTAAGCAGCTCCCTTAGTTGGGGTGGCTATATTGTGATGCCTATGTGACTGTGACTTTCTCGATCTTTCTGATTCTCCCGTCAACATCAAAATGCAGCGTGATGCTACCGGGCTGGCCCTTGGTATTGTGGCGGGCCTCTATATCATCAACAGCATGCTTGTACTTGTCAATGACATTTACTTTAGTATAGTTAAAATCAGGCATATTGTCAACCCTTTATTATAGATCCTTTTTTTGTCCCTGTTGGTTAAGGCGATATGGCGGATGTTTAATGCGGTTTTTGCGGTAATACTGCTCAATACGGCCTATTTTGCTATTGGGGTCGGTCTGTTTCGCTGGCTCAATCGGAGCCCGTTTCGGACCATTTGGGAATATCCGGTCCATGTTGTCGGCATATCGCTGGTTGGCATACTGGTATGGACCATTGCCTCCAGTGTGTAGGCTCATGTTTTCCTCCCGTCGAGTGATTTTACGTATTTAAAGTAAGTGTCCTGGTCAAACTCAACTGTGTCAAGGTCTTTTATGGATTTTACATCTACGCGATATTTGGTGTATGCCCCACCCCGGTGGTAGCATGTGGTCCTGCCCCCCGAGTTAACCGCTCCGGAATGCGGGATATTGTACTTCTGGCACCTTGAATGCCACAGCGGATAACAGTCATCGAGAAAGCGCCCGGAGCAGAGGGGGATACGAACCTTGTTTACCTGCTTAATGCCCGGCCACTCAACCATTCGAAAGTTATGATCATGTGGCTCAAGGTAATCTGCATCGACCCCGTTTAGATAAAACCTCTCGGGCACGCCTGTCCCCTCCATCTCCTGCGCCCGATCGTGTCCCCAGAAATAGATCCCACGGCACTCCACCATGAACAGGACACAAACATGAAGGTGCTTGCCGTCCCATCGGTTCGGGTTGAACCCGGCATATACCGGCAGGCCGTCGGTGTCACTCAAGATGCATTTGCTGAGGTGATACCCCTTGCGCTTAAACGCCGCTTCTATGGGTGCAATGTCAGACCCGTAGTAGGTGCAAACGTCAATATCTCCATCTGGTATGGTGCCTTCGTTGCGGATCAGCCCGTACAGCGCCCCGAATGCCAAAAAATACCGGTCTTTGAAAACATCGTTCAATACCCGTATCATCGTGTCGATCGCTGGCCCCGGTGCTATGGCTCTATCCATCTGCCCTCCCGGATGCAACGTTCCCAAAAGTTTATATCCAACAGATCCATTTTGTTTCTTCTCGCGAGCAAACGGCGCCTGCCGTCAGCGAGGTACTGCGGTGACACCTCATCCCATTCGTCTACGATCAGGATCGGCAGATACTTCTCGAAAAACTCCATCGCCGGCGACCTATGTACTACCGGTATCGTACCGCAATACAGCGCCTCCCATGTCCTGATGCAATCCAAGCCATTGCCCGGTGGCGATATCACAAACTGGTGGCGGCTCATCCGCTTGATGTATTCAGGAAACGATATCCTTGTACCCATCTGGTCAGTGATAAATGGTTTCCCCTTGAGGGCATTGTAGCACGACATGCGCATGGTCGGGTTGGTCGCGGTCGAAAAATTCATGTAGCACTTGGTGATCTTTGCCACACGGCTATACGCATGCTCAACGATCACTGATATATCGCCGCACGTCCCGACCCCTGGAGGCTCTATGCCAATGGGCAGATGTATAACTCCACCAGATCCGTTTTGGGCGAACCACGCCCGGACGTTGGTGGGCGGGTTGACAAGCACTGAATGATCGGAATTGTGAGTAATCACGGTATGGGTATACGGCGACTGCTCAATGGCCTGTGCCATCTTTTCGTAGTCATGGGCGTGTGCGTAAACGATGCCATCCCCGGATATCACATCCCCCGCCGAGATATTATAGTCGGCCATCTGAATCAATTTGTGCCCGTGGAAATAATCCCGCTTTAAATTCATATCCCGGGCTCCGTATGCTCATTGGTATACTCCTTGTGGGCGAGGTTTTGCACCTGCGTGTTGGCAAACGGTATGCTCGGCAGATTCATGCCCGGGCCAACGATGACAGCGGTCCACGGCTCAAACTCCGTGACATCGTACCATATCCACCCCAGAGGCAGCACAATGCGATCCCATCGATATACAAGCGCCTCAGTGTCATGGGCGACAATCAACTTCGTGTGATAGAACGCCCTTTTTACCTGTTTCCACCGGCTGCGTCCATCGCCATCCACAAACACCATGTCCCATTTGCCATGCAGCGAGTCTATTGCCCGGTCAGGCCCTCCCATATAGGCCATCTCAGCACGCCTGCCGTACTCCTTGGCCATTTTGGTATACCAACGCCGGTTCTGCATTTCGATGGACTGCACGCGGTCACAGCGGTCAACAAACAGCCGTGTGCTGTAGTCTCCCATGCCGAATTCGAAAACGCTCTGCACGTCGTAGTGCCCCAGCGCCCAATCGACGACAGGCATGTGGGTCGAGTATGGATTCATAGGAACGCCGCCAATCTTTTGCTGTGAATATGCATGTTGACCAGCGGGTATTTGATCTCCCCCTGCTTAACGTACCACGGAGTGACATGTATCTGCCTTTTTTGGATCATGCGGTGTATCTCATGGTGGACGGTGTCGAGAAACCCTGGGTTTGGATCGCTCGGTGTGCCGCCCAGATACTGTCCGTACGATGCTGGATCAAATACGTATTGCGCCTGACCCGGTAGCGTAGGAAGATATTTTTTGCGGGACATCGTGGACACCACCGTCATCTCACTGGGGTGGCGCATCCGCTCCGCCCGAGCATCTGCCTCCGCTGTAAAGTCACGCATCGAGCCATAATCGCTGATGTACATGATGCCGAGCGAGTCGTACGTCTCCGCAACCCCCAGCATCTCATTGTACCGATAGTACGGCAGGTTGCGCTGCGGTTCCCCGTGGTGCCACACCGGGCTGTGTCCATCAAAAAAACTCATCGGCCTGTTGATGATCGTG